CTGGACCGACCTCGTATCCGAGAGCGGCAAGCCATTTGAGTCACGGCGCATCAACCTGAAGGGCCTCAAGCCCCCCACCCCAGCCCGCTGGGCCAGCTTCGGCTGGATGGTGGAGATCAACGGGGTGCTGGCATGAGCCACACCCAGACCCGCACCTGGACCAAGGTTCGAGCCGGGGTCTATGCCTCGGGTGGCTACACCGTCGAGAAGCGCTACGACCGGGCCTCGGGTGGCTGGCAGTGGCGGCTCCGCAACCAGGAGCGCCCCGAGCGCCGCTACTACGAATGGTTCCCCACGCTGGCCGACGCCAAGGACTTCGTGGCCCTCTGGGACGGCGAGGCGGATTGATTTCCTCTAGCCCAACCTGTTAAGCTGACCACCTTGACAGCCGATTTTTCAGATCCTCCGAGGCCGGGCGTAGTGGACCACCCGCCGGTCCCGGCAGAGGCGAGGTCCGCCCCTCCGCCCTGCCCCCCGGCCTCGGGGGAACCTCCGCTCCAACGGTGCTTTGTACTGTGGTGGTCATAGCGCCGTTCGGGGCCGCCAAACATCGCCGCCATCCTTCAAGGGGTGGCGGCGATGTTTATATTTACGGCCCGGTTTTGACGGGGCCAGACACGGCGTTGGCCAGCAGGCTCTGAGCCAGCTTGAACGAGTTCGACATCTGCTGGGCGGCGTGGGTCATGACCAGCTTGATCTGGGCGTCAGCAGCCGGGTTGTGACCCCGCAGGGCCGGGTCGATCTCACAGCCGATGTCACGCATGAAGCGAGCGAAGGTGTCGGAGGTCAGCCATACCGCGTGAGCGGCGTGGTTCTTCTCGATCACGGTCGGATGGGTGCCCGGCTTGGCCAGGATCTTCCAACGGGCCTTGGGGCCATAGCTCTCGCAGGCCACCACGTACCGGGTCCGTTTGCTGCCCTGCAGGCGGCGGTAGTCCTGCAGCCAGGTACTCATGTCCTCCACCGAGACGTTGACCATCTTGGCCAGGGTGGTGGCCCGGAACCCGGAGGGGTCGATGCCCCGGCGGCCGCGCATCGAGGTGATGTAGATGTCCAGCGCCCGGTCCACGATGTGGGGGGTCACTGCCCGATCCCCATGGCCGCCAGCCACTCTCGATCGGCGCTGGAGAGTTCGCCGTGGGTCTTGAACATGGCGATGTAATGCTCCAGCCGCTCCAGTTCGGCGGCCACCTCGGCGCGCTCCTCGGGGGAGTCCATCCCGAACTCCTCCTGGCACAGGATGGCCTCGGCCATGGCGGAGGTGGCGTTGCGGATGGCCCCGGCGATCAGGCTGGTCCGCATGGTCTGGGCGGTGCGGGAGGCGTGACGACGAGTCTCTCGGCGGGCCTCATCCTCGTCGTAGGGCTCGGCCTCCACGCGGGCCTCGATGGCGGCCTCCTCGACCATCTCGATGGCCACCGGGTTCGAGGCGATGGCGTGCGCCACGGCCTGAGTGACGCTCTGGGCCACCATCTCGGGATGGTCCTCGGCTAGGCGGGAGATGACGATCTCGGCCGTGCGCTGGTCCAGGTTCTGGGCCATCACCTCGGCGTCGAGGTCCTGGCGCTCCAGGCTGCGGGCCACGGCCTTCTCGTCGCGGCGGACGTAGCGGGTGGGATCCCGATCGGCCACCTCGACCCAGGCGGCGTCGGGGAGGTCCACCTGGTCGCCTGGTGCCACCGGCTTGGATAGCCCGGCGTCGATGGAGTTCTGCCAGGAGTTGCGGTACCGGCGGATGGTCTCGGTGCCGCGCAGCCCGGTGATGCCCTGGTCCGCGAAGGCCTTGAGGGCGGGGCCAGAGCCGTCACCGGAGAAGGCGTACACGATGGCCGCCTTCTCCCATTCCTTGGCGATCAGCAGCCCCTCGATCCCTTCGAGGGCCGCAACGGCCTCACGAAGAGTTTGAGGAAGTTTAATGGTTGTCAGCGTACTCTCCTTGTCTTAGGCCACCCTGCCCCTTTGGAAAGCACATCCATGCATAGCGGTGGTTTGGCAAGCCTACCTATGAACTTCGACCACCTCAAGTGTTGAATGGTTGGCCGCATCTGTCAAAAAGGTATCGATTCGGCTCAGTTTGACTCATTAGATGTCGGGAAGTGTTGGATGGTGTCGGGCGGTGTTGGGCGGTACGGGGGGAAGTGACCAAAGTCACATCATCAGAGCAGGCTTTGCGAGGCGAGATCATGGCCCAGGCCCTGGCCGCCCGGTTCTTCGATGACGAGCTTTGGGAGTGGAACCAGGTGGCCGACTGGCTGCTGGAGACCTACTTGCCCACCGAGGCCCGCCTGGGCCGTCTGAGAGCCCTCCTGGGCCTCCAGGGGGCCACCTACGTGACCTGGGAGGGTCCCGAGCCCGACGAGACCACCCAGATCATCCTGGACGGCCTGGGCATGCGTCTGGGCGTGCGTCGAAGCCATAGGCGCAACGAACGCGTGCTGCTCCTGGCGACTTGACCGCTCTAAGGAAACCTGCTAACTTGGGTGGTGATGCACAACGACCACCACAGCGAGGTATCCCAGATGAATCGCAGCCAGCTTCTCGAAGCCATGAACGCCAACAAGCCTGCTCCCCGCCCCCTGACCACCACCGAGCAGTCCGCCGCCGCGGGCTCCAAGTACGCCCGCCCCGACGTGGCCCGCCAGGCTGCCGCGGTGGCCCCTCAGCCCTCGGCCGTGACCGAGAAGCAGTCCAACTTCCTGCGGAAGCTCCTGACCGAGCGGGTGGGGATCACCGAGGCCGAGGACATCCGCAACGCCCTCAACCAGGCCCGCAGCGCCAAGACCCTGGACAAGGGCATGGCCTCCGAGTTCATCACCCGGCTGCTGGCCATCAAGCCCAACTCGGTGGTCCGCCAGGCCCCCATCTCCTCGGGCCTCCCCGGCCAGGACGGCACCCCGCCGCTGGCCAAGTCCGATGACGCCTGGAAGCGCCCGGACTGCGTGCCCGACGGCCAGTACGCATTGCGGGGCGAGGACGGGATCATCCGCTTCTACAGCGTCAACACCAACGACGGGATCTGCTGGGTGGCCGTCCACGCCTCTGACGAGCGCCACAACATCAAGGGCCGCAGCCGCCACCAGATCCTCGACGCCATCGCCGCCGATCCCCGCTCCGCCGCCATCCTGTTCGGTCATGAGACCAACCACTGCGGGCGCTGCGGTCGGGAGCTTACCGACGAGGTCAGCCGGGCCAACGGGATCGGCCCCGTGTGTGCCAGGAAGGTTGGGTGGGCATGAACCCTGAGCAGTCCGAGATCGAAGAGGGGGCTTCGGCCCCCTCTTCTGTCGTTGAGCCCGACGGTTACTTCATCGCTCATCACCGCATGACCGATACCCAGTACTTCGGGCCGTTCAAGACGGTGGCCGAGGCCAACGCCTGGTGTTACGATCATCCTGGCGTTCGAGGTAACATCATTCCCATGTGGCTCACCGTGGATTGGAACCGGCGCTAGTTCATCTGAAGAATGGTGCAAGGTGTCGATTGCGTTGCGCTGGGCTAGGTATTACTCTCGAATCTTCGAATCTTCGATGACATCGATGAAAGGACGCGCAATCGTCTATGCCTGCTGCCGCCAGTAAAAAGCCCCGTCGGGACCGCTACGTCGGCCCCATCAAGCTCGAAGACACCAAGATGGAGACGATAGAGCGTAAAACGAACGTGCCCAAGGTAGACCTGCGTGACTACATCGAGGGGCTGAAGGCCTCCAAGACCTCCGGTCAGTCTGTCGGTCACACCATCGTGGAGGCCAGCGTCAACATCCTCAAGAGCCGCTACCGCCAGGCCGCCGGACAGCTTGGCTACGGGGTCAGCTTCACCCTCATCCCGGCCGGGTCCGAACTGGCCACCGAGCGGGGCTACGAGCTTGCCGACGGCGATGCCCGCCTACTGGTCACCGCCGGGGAGAAGCAGGTCCGGGCACCCAAGCCCGCCGAGGGAGCCAGCGGGGCTCCTGCGGGCGCTGAGGGGTCCCAGGACGCCTCCCAGGACGGTGCCGCTGAGGAGGCCCCCAAGAGCCCCGAGGAACTGGCCGAGATGGCCGAGGTGGTCGGGGCGCAACCCGCAGGCTGACCGTATCCCCCTACGATCGAGGACCGATGCCCTCGAAGTTCTACCGTCCACCCACCGAGGTCCCCATCCAGGAGATTGACACGGCCGAGAGCGTTCGCCGTGTCAATCTCCTTAACATCATCCAGACCATGATCACCAACGGCATGTGCGTGTCAGCCGCCACTCTGGCTCGGGACCATCAGGTGCAGTTCAAGCCGGAGACCTTGCGCGCCTGGACGCGTGATCCCCATCAGGGTCCTTACTACGACCATCGCAAGGTCTATGCCTGGGTGGTCCGCCAAGATGAGCCCAAGACCCTGACGTTATCCACCCGCCGTCACATGCGCCGGTTCGTGAGGAGTTCATCGAAGGTAGCTTGATATTTCGCCTGACATCTTCGAGGGGAACGTTCCTTGTAAGAGGTGTGAGAGCGAAAGACATCAAGCGAGGGGACCTGGTGGTAGTGGCCGGTCCCGACCGCCGCAACATCGTCATGGTGACCAGGGTGTGGCCGCGCATCTTCAACGGGGTGCTGATCCACACCTGCCCGGAGATGGCCACCGACGCCGACGTGGTCCTGCCGAAGGGCGCGGTGGCCCCCTACCCGGTCATCCTCCAGTTCGACCTGTACGGGGCCTTCTACCGGTCCCAGGTGGTCAAGACCACCGGCCATGTGCCCATCGATGACATGAGCCGCGCCCCGGTGGGCCATGACCCCTACGAGGTCACCCGCCGGGTGGCCACCCACCTCAACGCCGGGCGGGGCCTGCCCTGCTGGCGGGGCACCGGGCGCTGGCGCTTCAAGGAGGAGCAGTTGATCGAGGAGCTACGGCCCCTGACCTCTGCCCTCCTCAGCCGCACCTTCAGGTAGTCTTCTCTAAGATGACTTGCTAATCGGCGGAGCCTGTAGTAGGGTGCTTGCCGTGACCACCACCCATGTCCTTTATCCCGATCGGGTCGTCCTGCGCTCCGGTCGCCTGGCCGATGTCGATGAGCGCGGCCGGGCCGAACTGGTGACCTGCCCCTGGCTGGTCCAGGTGCCCTCCGGCCATCCCGAGCCCGACTCCGAGGCCGACTGCTGGCTGACCATCCCCTGCGGGGCTCCGGCCTTCGCCATCGACGGTGACGCCGACGCCGGTTGGCGCTGCTCGAACGGCCACCACCACTTCACCTACGGCTCCGCCCGCCAGCGGGCCGAGGAGCAGGCCGAGGCGGCCGTGGAGTATGCCGCCTCCTACGACCCCAATATCGCCCGCCGCCTGGACGACGGGGAGTCCTGGCAGGCCATCGCCGGGTATACCGACTCCGAGTTCGAGCGTGAGTTCGAGGCCGACGCCGAAGAGGAGCGCGAGGCCACCGAGGAGTACTACGAGCGCCAGGCCGAGGCCCGCCAGGAGGCCCGCCTGGACGCCCGCGACGAGGCCCGCGAGTGGGGCGGAGAGGACATCCCCTCATGAGCAAGCTCTCCGCCGCTGACACCGCCCGGCTGACCCGCATCGAGGAGAAGCTGCGAGCGCAGCTACGCCGGGACCGGGCCAAGCCCTCCCGCCGGGTGGGGGTCGAGCCCGACGGCACCATCATCGTCAACCCCTCGGGCATCGCCTGCGGGCTGGCCATCGCCATCGAACACCTCACCGGAGAGGACTCCGACACCATCCTGAAGCGGGTGGGTGACTCCCTCGAACCGGTACCCGCACCCGCACCCGAGCCCGCCGAGACGGCCATCGTCATCAGCGTGCCCGACACCGACGGCATCCAGGTGCTGGTACGCCTGCCCGGCCACATCGCCAAGGATGACGTGGCCGTGGACTTCCGCCCCGATCGCCACGCTTCTTGGACCCCGGCCGAGTGCTTCGGGGAACTCCGGGTGGCGGTGCGCCACCAATGACCATCCGCTACCGGGCTCAGGTCCAGGGCGTCAACGGCTGGGTCGATGGCGGCCTGTTCGTCAAGCGCGAGGACGCCGTCACCGATGGCGTGCGCCTGGCCGCCCTCTATCAGGCCCCTACCCGCGTCATCGAGGAGACCACCCCATGATCACTACCGCCACCCGCCCCGAACGTGACGGCTGGGGCAACCGCCCCGACGGTTTCCGGCCCTTCTTCTGCAACGGCCGCCCGGACGGCTCCAACTACACCCTGACCATGCTCGACGCCATGATCCACGCCTGCCAGTTCGCCCTGGGCGTGGACTACGACGGCCAGGATCCCGAGTGGCAGCAACTCTACGACTGGGCCGGACTGTGGCTGCCCAAGCTGCAGGCGGCCAAGGCGGCTCCGCCCTGCGACGAGAAGCTGGTGCCCGAGGCGCCCTGGATCCCCGCCGACAAGACGGCCCGCATGGGCCTCTACCAGGTGTGCGAGGACTTCGTGGAGTACGAGCATCAGCAGGCTGTTGTCGTCCGCAACGATTGGGGCCATCCCACCGGAGCCTACGAGTACGACGACAACGAAACCTATTGGCTTGTTACCCTCTTAGAGGGCTCTTCCATCGTCCTAGATCCCGACCAGTTCAAGGAGCTAACCACCACATGACCACCACCGAATCCACCACCCCCAAAGAGCGTCATGCCTTCGGCCTTGACGTGGCCCGCAACGACCTGCAGGCCGGTGTCATCGCCCGGCCCACCGAGCGGTCCATGTCCGGCAACATCATCCTCGAAGCCGGGCAGTCTCTGGCCTCGGGCGGCTGGCACAAGACCCTGCACATCGTGCTGACCCCCGACGAGGCGGCCGAGTTCCACGCCGCCCTGGGCCAGCTACTGGAGCAGTCATGACCACTGCCAACGCCCCCCTGCCCCAGATCCCCAAGACCTACCACCGCTACGCCATGGAGCCCACCGAGCGCATCAACAGCTTTGCGGACCAGGCCCAAGCCATCCTGGAGAACCTGGACGAGCAGCAGCGCCGGGCGGCAGCGGGTGTTGAGGGCGAGGAGGAGCATCCCGTCGCCATCATCGCCATCGCCTTGGCCGCCGCTTATGTGGAGGGAGCCCAGGATGGTCGCGGCCATGGTTACGCCGATGGTTTTCTGCGTGGGAAGGGCGGTCCCACGCCATGAGAATCGAAGGCCCCATCATCAACAAGACCGTCGAGGTCCCGGCCCACACCATCGAGGTCCTCGACATCGACGCCTACTGGAACCTGGACTACCAGGGCAACCTGGCCGACGAGGGCGACCAGCCCATGTGCCTCTACGCCAAGGTGGCCTGGCCCACCCTGGCCGACGCCATGCGTCAGTTCCAGACCGAGCGCCTGGCCCGCGAAGCCGAGGGCCAGAAGGCCCGCAAGGGCACCCAGGAGGCCCGTAGAGCAGCCCTCAGGGCTCGCAAGGTGCAAGGCCGGGCCTATGCGGCCCAGCGCGCTCAGGAGGCTCAGGCATGACCCTGCCGGGTAGCAAGCGCCTCGGGGATCCCATCACCACCGGGCAGGCCACCTGGGCCATCCTGAGGGAGATCAAGACGCCGATCGTAGGTGATCTGACCCTGTATAGCTCGGTGGGATACGCCTTGCAGCACTGTTGCAAAGAGGAGGTGTACGCCTGCCTGTCCGGTGGTGAGAAGCGCCTCGTCAACATCGCCATGGGCGTGCATGGCGGCGACGAGGACTACGTCGGCTCAGGGGTGGCGGCCCTGGGTGGGCTCGACCGCACCCTGCGCCGCAAGATATGGATCATCCTCGGGTACCTGTACTTGGGCCATGATCTGGCCTGGAACTCGGAGAATGAGGACCTGATCGACTGGAGCGTGCTGCGTGAACGGTGAGGCCCGGTGATCGGAGACCAGAAGGAGATCCCCGCCATCGAGATCGAGATCGGGGATCTCCTGTGGCTGGCCGACTCCTGGGCCAAGGTCACCGGCTGGTACCTGGGGGCCAAGGGCAAGGTCCGCATCGAGGTCAACGACCGCTGGATCGAGAGGTCCAAGTCCCAGCGGGTCTGGGTGCAGCGACAAGGAGAGAACGATGCCTGACGCAGATGGTTGGATAACCGAGGCCGAGACCGAACTGATGGGCCTTTCGCCGGAGCAGGGTGGGGTGTGTGGCTGGTGCGCGGCGCCCCTGGCCGGTGACCCCGACGCCGAGGACCAGGGTCAACCCGCGGGTCGCCCCCTTACTGAACGCCAGCCTGATGGCACCTATCTGGTGGTCGGATACGCGTCTACTCCTACCCATGACTGGCGTTGCGGCAAGTGCGTTCGGGGCGAGAGCGAAGGTCTGATGCGGTGACGCGCTGGCGCTACCGCTGGCGTTGCGAGATGGCCATCGCTCCCCGGCGGTGGAGATGCCGACGCCGATGAGTTGCCCGGTCTGTGATCAGCCGCCGCTCACCGAGTGGCGCTGCTGGTCCTGGTACACCCTGCTCGGGGTCCGCCACGCCTGCCGCCTGCGGGTCAACCATCCCAGGTCCCACCACGGCGACGGGCTGCGCTGGTGGACTTACGGCAACCAGCGCACCGCCAAGGTGCGCTGTGCCCAGGCCCTGCCCCGATGAACCGGCTATGGTGGCGGGATTAGCAGTTGTTCTTGACAAGGAGGCAATCCTGATGGAACCGCTTGAATGGCACCGGTACAAGCACATGCGACGCGGCAACGCCCGGATGGCGGCTGTCTCCATGGATAACGCCCTGCTACGCCGCTACGGCACCGAATGGACCGGCCGGGTGCCCTGGGTCTGCACCCAGGAGTTCGTCCGCGAATGCCATCATCGGGGGCTGATCTAAGCCATGCCCTGGTCCGAAGCTGATCGCCGTCGCAACACCGAGGCCTGCATCCGCAGCACCATCGAGACCAAGCACGATCGCTACGGCTTGCGCCCCCATGAGATCGACCGGGCCGTCAAGCTCGGAGCCGATCTGGCCGACAAGGACCGCAGCCTCAACTGGGGTCAGATCGCCACCGCCGCCTCCACCGCCATCACCAGCGGTGCGTGAGCCTCAGGGCCGGGCGCGACGGGACAAACGGCGACTCACGGCTGACATCGCCATCGCCGCCAAGAAGGCCGAGACCAGGGATTGCCCGACGTGTGGAGCAGCCGCAGGTGAGCCTTGTACCTCGCTGGATGGCTCTCCGCATGTAGCGCGAGGAGCCTGAGCTTGGACCTGCATGTCTCGATCCGGGTGGCCGACGCCGAGGTGCTGCTGTACATGGCCGAGGACGGCGAGGATCCCGAGACCATCGAGGCCGTGGCCAGGGTGCGAGCCGCCATCGCCAACCTCCGGCCGGACGAAGGTGACTAAAGGACCGCTGGGCTACGGCCGGTACAACGACGACCCCGCCTACATCGGCTGTCCCCGAGCCCAGAGCGACATGACCCCCTGCGTGGCCCGAGACGGGCACCTGGCCGTGGCCGACAGCGGGGTGTGCGTGGCGTGTGGATCCAACCCCGCCGATCTGCTGGCCGAACTGGTCAGAGCCGTCACCGAACCTTGAGCGCTACTCCCTGCCCTACCTGTCCCTGGCGCAAGTCCTCGACCGAGGGTGGCTACGACATACCAGGCTTCTCCCTGGAACTGATGAGGGGCCTCTCCAACACCGTCCCTGGCCCTGGGGAGCCCAAGGACTGGTTCCGGCCCATCATGGCCTGCCACGGCTCTGTGGAGGGCTCAGAGGGCGTCTGCCGGGGCTACGCCTACGTGGAGGGCTGGACCAACCTGTCCTTCCGGGTCATGGCCATGCGGGGCGAGATCGACCTGGACGAGCTTGACCGGGCCTGCGAGCGCCTCGACCTGTGGCCCAGCTTCGCAGCGATGCTGGAGGCCTACGAGGAGGCCCGGTAAGCAGACCGGCCGCCCCCGATCTGAGGGCGGCCGTCTTCGGGTGGACTCCAACCCTCGGGTTGGAAGGACGTTCACCTCCTCTCGCCCCTTAGAGGGGCTCGGGAGGGCGGCAACAGGGGGATCAGGTGACCGGGGCGGTCCAGGTGGTGGCCCAGGTCTGAGGTCCCACCTTTCCATCCACTGTCAGGTGTTTTTCTGTCTGGAACTGCCTACAGATGCTTTCTGAGTCATTTCCGTATATCTGATCCACGGCGATGTTCCAGCCCCTACTCCGCATCTTGTTCTGCCAGGTCCGCACATCGGCGTGGGTGTGGTTGTGGCCGAAGGCCGGGCCGAAGTAGTCCACATGCAGCGGTGGCACCACCGAGGGCTTGTTGGGGACGGGCGGAGGCGGAGCCGGAGGCGCGCCGCCGATGGAGTTCAGGATGGTCTGGCGGCGGTTCTTCCGCAGGTCGCCGGGGCAACTGGTGTGGCCACCCCACCCTGAGCCGCCCATGCCGTGCCAGCCAAAGCCGGGCTGGCCGGGAGCCTCACTGAGGACCTTGGCCCACTTGTAGGTGCCGATACCCCACTGGTACAGGCGGGCCAGCATGGCCTCCTGAGCGGCCGTGAGGGGCTCGCTGGGTATCCCCTCGGTCTCGACCGAGTTGTAGGTACTGTTCCCACCCGACTGCGCCCAGGCGCAAAGGTTGGAATCCACGTACTGCTCCAGCACCCCGGTCTTGGACACCCACCAGGTGGAGGAGGCATCCGCGGTGGGGTTGTTGAACCAGCCCGACAGGCCGCCGTTGCCGACTTGGACGTGCAGGACCAGGCCCAGATGCGAGCCCATAGCTCCACCGTGATTGCGGACGGGCTTCCATACCGCGAAGGGACAGACGGTCATGCTTCCTCCACCGGGGGCTGGTCGGGATGGGTCTCTTCGGGCACCTCGGGCTCGTCGGGATGCTCACCGGCAGGCTCATCGCCGCCGTGATCGTCCTGGGATGGGGCGGTGTCGGTCATGCCTCTCCTTCGGGTGCAGGCTCGGTTACTGGGGCTGGCTCGGGTCCTGCCGGGGTGGGCTCGGCTGTCTCCTCGGCTCCGGCGTCGATCCCGTACACCGGTTCGGCGGTGGCCGCAGGGCCGGGGTTCTCCACCGGTCGGGCTCCGGGGGGCTGCGTCGAGGGATCTATGGGCGGGGCTTCGGTCTCCGCTACGTCGCTGGGATCGTCTGGGGGTGCTGGATCGGTATCAGTCATGGGGTTATCTTGGTGCTTTGGCTGGAGGTTCGCAATGACCAAATGGCTTATTCGCGATGAAGGCACCGGCACTGTGGATGTGCTGAAGGATCGCAAGAGCTTTGCTTATGACCTTGATGATGTGGATGAGGCTGTCGCTCATATCAAGCATCATCGATACTATGACAAGGAGGATAAGATCGAGGTGGTCGAGCCCGACGGCTATCGCCATCGCCTGTCCTGAACCGAGCCAGAGCCTCGAAGGGGTGAGGTGACCCCGTGATCAAGTACGCCAGCCTGGAGATCCTCTCCTCCGAGTACGGCGGCGACGGCCCCATCCGCCGTCAGGCCCATCGCGCCGACTTCGCCTACGACCCCCGACCCGGCTTTCTCTACGTCCGGTCGCGGGCCATCTCCTCGCGAGTCAACGACAACTACGACGGGTTCCCTGCCGAGGAGATCGAGAAGGGTTACAAGTCCTTCATCGGCAAGCCTGTGTTCGTAAATCACGTCAATGACGACCACCGCCGGGCCAGGGGAGTGGTCATCGCGGCGGCTCTGCACCACGATGTCAATCCTAATGGTACGCCTGATACCTGGTGTGAAGTACTGATGGAAGTCGATGCTCATCGCTTCCCTAAGCTGGCTCAAGCTATTGTCCAGGGTCATATTGACAAGACATCGATGGGTGTAGACGTTGAGTATTCCATATGTTCAGCCTGTGGTAATAAGGCTACATCTCCTGCTGAATACTGTCGTCATATCCCACAACTCAAGGGCAGCAAGATTGTCAGGAGGAATGCAAAGACCGGTAGACCAGAGGAGACTTTGATCTATGAGACGTGCTATGGATTGAGTTTCTTCGAGAATAGTCTGCTCGTAGAAGATCCCGCCGATCCGACAGCATTTTTCCTTGGAGTTGACAAGCGTGGATTAGATATGAGTCCACACCACGCCTCGAAGGATCTGGTCGATCAAGCTCCAGGAGACGCCATAGTACATGGCCAGTTCAGCCCTGGTCAAAGAACTGGTTCGAATCTCGCGAACTTCGTCCTCGGTGAGCTTGGCGCGCCCATGCCAGATACCTCTGGATTGGCGGTCACGGGCGATCTTGTCGGCCATGTTGTCGATGTGGGTACCGACCACCCAGTGGGCGGGATTCTGGCAAGGCGGGTTGTCGCAGGTATGGCGGACGAACAGCCCATCTGGGATCGGGCCGACCAACTGTTCGTAACCGAAGCGATGGGCATAGGTCGAGCGACCGTTGACTCGGAGAGCGCCATATCCCTTGTTGGTGCAGCCCCAGGTCCAGGGCCAGCAGGCGTCAGGACCGCCGGAGCGATCAATCCTGGAGAGGTACCGCTCCATGTCGCCCACGATGACCAGCTTAAACGGTCTGGCCTGGGAGCCTTCGTGGCCAGTTCAGATGAAGAAGGCCCCCGCACCGGCCAGTTCGGGGACGATCATGCCCTGGTCAATGTCCACCAGGTCAAGTCGCGGCCCAACACCTACTACCTGCACAACCTGTGGGTGAACCCTGATCACCGCGATAAGGGCATCGGCTCTCGTCTGATGAAGAGCATCACCGACGAGCATGATGCCAACGGCTCCACGCTGGCCTTGCACACTGATCAGCCTCGATTACAGGAATGGTACAAAGGCATGGGATTCGAGCCCAAGGAGCGTGATGTCTTCGGCCAGGTGATGGAGCGTCCACCGAGGACGGCTGGACTCAGAGCCTTCGTGGCCGCCAGTTCAGATGAAGACGACGACCTGTCCACCAAAAGCCCGGCCGAGATCGACGCCCGCCTGGGCGATCACCATACGAAGCTGTATGGCCACCAGGGTCGCCAGGCGTCGGCCCTGGAGCAGATGCACCACGCCGTGGGGGATCGCCAACAGGGCCGGGGCCAGGGCAAGTTCTGGCAGAAGTCCCACCAGGAGGTCCTCAACCACGATCCCTCCACCCTCACCAACCCTCGCCTGGCCCGCGACTACGCCCGCAACCGGACGGCCTATGACTCGGCCGGGGAGGACGCCAAGACCGAGCAGGGCCACATCAGCCGCTATGACAACGAGTTCCACAAGCGGGGTGGCTGGTCGAGGTTTTTTCTGGTCCCCGATGGACATATCCACTCCTCGATGCAATGCCACTCCTGTCGGCCCACCACTCCCTTTAGCTGGTTGCCCAACCTGTCCGGCAAGTCTGAGGGCGAGGCCGTTGAGCAGCACGGCCCGCACCTCTGCACCCATTGCTTCAAGTCCGCTCCCACCGAGTGGAAGCGGGATCCGGCCGAGACGCGCGCCGAGGAGAAGAAGAAGTCGGGTGAGTATTGCGAGGGCGGCAAGGCCAGCAGCTACCCCGACGCCGAGGAGCGCGCCCGGCGCAAGGCCACCCATCCGCAAGGCAAGGTCAAGCTAGAGCCCGGCGAGGCCATGTACACCGGCCAGCGGGGTGGCTACCAGGGCCGTTGCCCCACCTGCAAGACCATCCAAAAGGTCAAGAACTCCGGCGAGTTCTACCAGCACAAGCCGCCCGAGGTACCCAAGGAGGAGAAGCCCAAGGTCGAGCGGCCGGTGCTACCTGATCCTGGTAAGGGGCTCAAGACCCATCTGCGGCAGAAGCATCAGATGAATACCCATGATTTCGACTCGTACCAGCAGTATCAACCGGATAAATCGCTGGATCAGATCCATAGTGATCTGCATGAGAAATACGATAACAATCAGCATGCACCGAACAATCACACCCATGGTGGGTCTGCGCCGCCTGCCACCACGGTCATGACCCCGCCCAGGGAAGGCTCCAGGAGGGGCCTAAGAGCCTTTGTAGGGGCTGATGCCTCGGGGATAACGGTGGCCGGTCTCGCGGTGGTGGCCCGCGACACCGGCCGGGTGCTGATGCTGCAGCGCCTGCTCGATGGTAAGGATCCGGCCGGGGGTACCTGGGAATGGCCAGGCGGTCATATCGGTCAGGACGAATCACCTATCGAGGGAGCCATCCGCGAGTGGAAGGAAGAAGTCGGTCAGCATCTCCCTGAGGGCCATGTAGGGGGCTCCTGGGACTCCAAGGGGATGTATCAGGGATTCGTGTACGTCATCCCCTCTGAGGACGACATCGAGGTCTACAGCGGCAAGCGACCGGTCACCAATCCCGATGATCCCAAGGGCGACAATCCCGAAGCCGTGGCCTGGTGGGATCCCAAGGACCTGCCCGACATGCCCGCTCTGCGCCCTGAGTGCAAGACCACCGACTGGTCGCTGTTCAAGCCCGCTGCTATTGCGAAGGTGGCCGTCGAGGAGAAGCCCTCAGAGCCCTGGTATCACAGCGCCGACGACTATGAGGGCGCAGTAGGTGACCGTACTCATATCACCCGTAATGTGCAGATGGATCTACCCACCCATCTGGTCGCTCATATGCCCGGTGTGATGGATGAGCGTCCTGGCGAACACCGTAACATGCAAGGTGATAAGTGGGAGGACTTCAAGAATGACATCTCTGCCAACGGCATCAAAAACCCGCTCTTTATCACGGTGGATCACGGCCAGCGACCCAGGCTGTCTGAGGGCAACCACCGCAGAGACGCGGCGATTGAGCTAGGCCTCAAGCACGTCCCGGCCCAGGTGCGCTACTACGGTCACGCCGAGCGGGACAGCGACCTGGAGGACCAGGCCCGCAAGTGGTGGACCCACAATCCCCAGCATCTGCCCAGAACCTCGGCTAGAGCGTCCAGGATCAAATGGGATCAGGTCGAACAGGATTACGAACATTCAGGACCGAGTGATTACGGAGGTGCTTACTGGATAACCCCCTCCGGTAAGAACTTGAATGTCGGTGAATACCATTCCAATCTCTTCAAACATCCGGCCGTTGGTTACAATCCGAATGCTAAGCCGGAGTATGCCGATGAGGATTCCCGTCATGTGCTGGCTCAGGGTGGGGTGCGGATCATGCATCTGCCCAACTCCGCCTATGGCAATCGCATAGCCGTCGAGCATCACCATCCTCTCACCGAGGGCCAACAGAAGACCCTGATCAGCTTCGTGCATCGCTCCCATCCTGATTCCCTGGACTATGACGGCCCGAATGGCTATCGGCAGTTCGACTTTCCCACTGGGGCCGATGTCCGTAAGCATCTGTCCAAAGAGGCCGCCTACGACCTCCTCGGTCCAGGCAAAGGCCACTACTTCGAGCCGGTGGAGGAGGGCAGCGACTGGTGCGCCGTCTGCGGTCACGATCGCCGGGTGACCAAGCATCCCCTGCCCAAGCAAGCGGCCGCCGAGCGTCAATATCTCTATCACACTTCTCCCGTTCATAATCGAGCGAGTATTACCGAGAAGGGTCTGCTTCCTAATCAACCAGGTCATGAAGACGAACCTGAGCTTCCTAAGGGAGTCTATCTTGACTCTGATGAAAAGATGGCTCTCGATACCGGTAATGATTATGGAGAAGATGTATGGAAGGTGGATGTCACTGGATTAAAACATCATGTTGATCCTTATTGGGAGGGAGTTGCTCATCGACCTAATACCAGTCATTACGTCAAAGGAGCCATCCCACCTCATCGTGTGACTCTACACCGGCCTGCATCATGGCATGAATGCTCTGATAAGTCTTGTCACCTTGCAAGGATCGGGCTGCGGGCCTTTGTGGCGCTGGTGGTCCCCAAGACCTTCTTTCATGGCACCACTGAAGAACTGCAGCCTGGAGATGTCCTGCATCCCGGCAATGAGATGGGGCTGAAGACACACCCTCAACTGCACAAGTGGCGGGGGGATCATGTCTGGGCCACCCCCGAGGAGGCCGGGGCCTGGGGCTACTCCGAGCAGGCCGAAACCAGCCGGGGCACCCACCACGTTTATGGACCAACGGTCGGTGATCGCCCCCGGCCTCGGGTCTATGAGGTCGAGCCCATGGGACCGGTGCAGAAGCGCCGTCGTCTGAGTCCCTTCGACCCCGAAGAATACACCATGCCCTCGGCCAGGGTCCTGCGCTCCATCGACATCCCCCACCCCGAGGTGCCGTTACCCACTCAGGGCAAGCCCTCCGGTGGGGGTATGCAGGGTCGTCTCCCCGGCGAGAAGAGTTGGGAGAACTGGAAGACCCTGGAGCCCGACGCGGCCGATCTCTCCGAGCATTGGGAACTGTCCCGGCGTCGTCATCCAGAGGCCTGGGCGGCGGGTGATAAGGAAGAGCCAGCCCCAGAGACCGATGAGCATCAGCAGAAGCTCTTCGCGGCTCGAATGGCCGCGCTCCGGGCCTTCATAGCCGTCAACAGTTCAGATGAAGTACCGCCACCCATGGGGGAGTCGCCCATCCCCGAGGGCCATGTGCGGCTGTTCCACCAGACCTCGGTGAAGCAGGCCGAGTCGGTGCGCCAGCACGGGCTGACCATGGAGCATGCTCGCGATGTCAGCGGGCCACGCGGCGTCTGGGCCAGTCATGGCACCCGTTTCTACGGCGAAGGCGATGAGCATGCCACCGTGGAGTTCCACGTCCCTTACGACGAGCTACGCGACACGGCCGGAGGTCAGTCCCCGCATCGGCATCAGCCTCAGGAGGACTGGGAGAAGAGTACTCACCACACCCTGATTATCCCCCGCTCTATCAAGCCGCATGAGATCTCCGCTATCCATCTGCCCTGGCACAATCGTTATCACTACTTCCATGACAACGGCATGACTGATGATGTGAAGAAGGGTGAGTACGACAACCTGTCCGACATGAAGGACTACGGCCCGGCCATCGACAAGATCAAGCACGAAGCTCTGCGTCATTTGGCCATGCAAGCCGAGGACGAGGTACCGCCCCGGCTCGGGACCGCGCCCATCCCCGAGGACCACGTCCGGCTCTACCACCACACCTGGTCAAGGAACGTTCCCGGCATCCGGGAGCATGGCCTGCTGGCCGAGATGGGCCAGGGCGACAGCGGCAAGGGCTACGGCAACGAGGCATCAGCGGGGGTATGGGCCGCCAGTCAGCATCCCGAGCCTGATCCCCAGAGTGACCGGCATGTGATCGAGTTCCACGCCCATCCAAGAGAGATCGATGTCAACGGCCCCTCTCCTGGCCAGGACATCCATAAATGGCAGCAGGGCGATCACAACGTCCTGATGCGGGGCAGTGTGCCGAAAGAGAACATCCTGGCTATTCACGCCCCTTGGCATACCGCTTATCATCAGATCTCCGAGGATGCCCGCGACCGGGAGGATGTGAAAGGCGGCAAGCTGGACTGGGTCCACAACGATCCCAGCATGAAGGAGATCAGCAAGGCCGTCCACAAGATCCAGTCCGAAGCCAAGAAGACCCGCAACACCGAGAAGCCTCAGCAATGCAACTGGTGCAAGCAGCCCGCCACCAAGTCCATGCTGTGGGCCGAGGGTATGGGGTACATCCCCACCTGTGACAAGCATGAGGCAAAGACCCGTGACCACATCGAGAACACCAATGATGACGAGGTCGTTGCCATCCACCAGATCAAGCAGGGAGCCAAGCAGCCCTATATCGGCAAGGGCTGGTGGCTGACGCCCGAGGGCAAGAAGATCGGGGTCTACGACCACTACGAGACCACTCCGGGGATGGCCCGGCAGATGATTCGTCCTCACATGGCCGAGAGTGGTCAGGTCCGGGTCCGTAGCTTCAACAATCAACTCAACGTGCAAACGTCGCGGCCGTTCACCGATGCTCAGCGCCAGAGCTTGCTGCTGGATGCCGATAAGCATTCCCGCATGTTCGTGGACGTGCTACACCCCGACACCGAGGAGTCCATCCACTCCGAGTCCGGTGGCCCCGAGGACGCCGATCGCATGCTGGCCCGAGCCCACCGGGCCGCCATACCCCACACGGCCGCCCTGACTCTCCTGGCCGATCAGCCCTACGCCGGAGGTCACACCTTCCAGTTCATCAAGGCCACCCCCAAGGTGATGGGTGGTAGCTCCCTGCACGAACTGCGGGCCTATCCCGAGGGCGAGTCCAAGCGCTACTCCGGGTCGCTGCGATGGTCATACAAGTCTGGTGAGATTGCCGGTATCGACGTGGACAAGGACCAGCAGCGTCAGGGCCTGGCCACCGAGCTACTGGGCCGGGCACGCGATATCGCCGCCACCACCCGAGGGGTGATCGCTCCCAAGCACTCCGATCAACGCACCAACGAGGGAGAGGCTTGGGCGCGCTCGACCGGCGATCGGCTGCCCCGGCGGCTCACCGGACTGGGGGTGTTCGTGGCCGCTTTTGGACAACCACAGCTATTCGATCCCGGTAGTGGTGGCCATGAGCATCTACCCAATCCTCGGGGTGGGCTGGACTGGCATCACGGCACTCCGCATCACTTCGAGAGCTTCGAGGAGGAGCGCCCGGAAGAAGACGATCCCTATGGCGGGTATGACTTCGAGACCGGCGAGAAGTTCAAGCAGCCCCATTGGAACACCCACCTGGGCCAGCACTGGACCTCCCTGCCGGGCGTGGCCGAGCATTTCGCCAAGGGCCAGTACGGTCAGTATGGGGAAGGCAAGGGTCATGTCATCACCGCTAACCTGGGCGTAAAGCACCCCAAGGACTACAAGCTCGAATCCCACATGGACAAGGAGGCCTTCGAGCATGCCTGGGACGGGCATGATCCCCACGATTACCACGATGAGTTCTGCCATAACCCGGAGCATCGAGACGACCCCGACGAGGAGCATTTCGATGACGAGCCCTACCACTACAACGACCAGCATGAGCGCGGCGACGAGGTGGACCGCCAGGTCCAGGCCCGCTACCGGGACCGGGAGCAGCAGGGCGAGTGGCTGAGCCAGCATCCCGACTCGGGCTCCCTGGCCGAGAGCTTCAAGGACAAGGTCCGCCAGGAGGGTCATGACGGCATCACCTACGGCAACGAGCTAGAGGGGCCGCACGGCCACCAGTGCGCCATCACCTTCGATGAGCATCAGATCCACAACCCCCGCCGCCGGGCTCTGGGCAAGCTGGCGGTCGAGGACTACGACACCCTGTACCACATCACCGATCAGCACCACTTCGCCCTGGACCCTGAGCATGCCCCCCAGGACAACGCCTTCGCCATCCAGGACCGCTCCCACTACAAGGGCCTATACGCGACCAAAGACCCTGACACCTGGCGGGCGCAGGGCTACCACCGGCCTTACGTGGCCGAACTGCACGTCCCCCATGGGCTGGCCCAGCAGGAGCGCTGGCACGGGGAGAGCTTCATTCCGGCCGAGCATTTCGACAAGGTCAAGGTCAACCGGGTCATCCCCTTCGATGCTCATCAGCGTGAGAAGTGGGGTGAGCCCGGCACCATCGAGAGCTACCACGGCACCCACTACCAGACCAACCAGCCGCTCAAGAAGAAGCCGGGCTGGGAGTCATCGGACTACTACGAGGCGGATGAGAACGAGCCTGCAACCAAGGACGTGCGCGACTTCACCCCGAAGGAACACACCCGTCATCTCAAGCGGCTGCGCGAGTACCTGCACCACGTCCAGGGTTGGGGCTGGAACGAGTTCAACCAGAAGCATGAGCATGTCGGCATAGGCGAGGACGAACAAGACGAAGAGGGCATGCCCATCCGGCGGGACCAGAAGGGCCAGCCCATGACCCGAGATCGCTATGCAGCCAAGACCGGGCCGATCTACTACCACGGCCATGGCCGGGGAGGAGCCCGAGCCGCGACCGGCGATCCCGAGTGGGACGACAACCTCTTCGTCAGCCACGATCCCGAGGTGGCCAAGCTGTACGGCCCCAAGCTGGATCGCATCCAGATGGCCCCCGACACCAAGGTGGCCCGCCATGAACACTGGCTGGGCGCGCAGAGGCCTGACATTGCCCTCAATCTCCTGCGTAAGGCCAAGGCTAAGAACGCCGATGTGATCGAGTTCCACAAGCCTCATGACTTCGTCGGTCACATCATCCTGAACAAGGACAAGATCGTCAGCCGGGAGCCCTATGATCCCGGTCATACCGCCATGGCCGATCGAGGCGACTACGGCATGGAGCATTCCCCCCACCTGGAGGGACCGGCCTTGCACGAACTGGGGCACAGCTATCCCGACATCTACGACCATCCCGAGTACTACGGCTCCATGCATGAACGGCCCGGCCGGGAGTCAGCCCGCGCCCTGAAGAGGGCCAAGGGCATCGGCCCCGACGACCAGGTCAGCATCTACCGGGCCGCTCCGCACGGGGTCACCACCTTCAACCACGGCGACTGGGTCACCCTCTCCCCCAGCTACGCCCAGCAGCACAGCCGCCACCCCACCGACGAGAGCCGGGACATGCCCATCTACAAGGCCCAGGTGGCGGCCAAGCACGTCCACTGGGACGAGAACGACATCAACGAGTTCGGCTACTCCGGCCCCGAGGTACCCGCCACCAAGCACCTACCGGGTGGTCCTGACGCGCCGCGCCTGGCTGCCTTCGTGGCCGCCCTGGACCCCGGCCAGGTCTCCGAGGCATCCCCGGAGGAGTTCCATCGCCGCTTCTCCGAGGCTATGGAGGGCAGCCCCTTCGTCCACCATGTGACCAACCACACTCCCGAGGAGATCCGCTCGGGCGGCATGCGCCCGCTCACCACCAACGGTGGCGACACCGGGGTGCTGGTGCATGACCACGGCGACGGCCGTATCGAGGCCACCGGCCTGTACAACCGCTCCAAGGTCAAGGGCGCGGGGGTCGATCTGCTCAAGCATACCATGGAGCATCATGGCGTGAACTACGTCGAAGCGTATGGACCTAGACTTCCCCAGTTGTACCGACGAGCAGGCTTCCAGACCACCGAGAAATATCGCTTCGATCGTGAGCAGGCTAACCCTGGCTGGGATTTTCGCCAGTTCGATTCGCCTAGCTATCACATCATGCACCCACGTAACACTCAGAAGTCTGGTAAGGTGATCTCATGGCCTTCGACCGCCAGCGTTCCATTCCTGTTCCCATCAACGAGCCTGAGCCCTCCGAGGGGGCTATCAGCCTTTGGGATGTTGACTGGGACGACCCCGAGCAGGTAGCCGCGCTCAAGGCCCAGACCGAAGCCGAGCTTGAGGCCGAGAACCCCGAGGATTGGGCCGCCATGACGCCCGAGCAGAGGGAGAACTCCTGGAAGGCGGCCCTCGCTCAACTCGGCGTACACGGCGTCTGAGCCTGTCGGGCGCTCCCTGAGCGCGCCGAAGTGGTGAGATGTCTCTGGTCGCCACCGCCAAAGAGCAGACCACGGTGCCGCCCGAGGTGGACACCATGCGGGAGGAGATCTGCCCGGTCTGCGGCTCGGACGACTCCTACGTGGGTGACAAATGCTCGGTGTGCGGCTTCGAGAAGCCCCCGTCGCTGTTCATGGACCCCGACACCTCCCTGGCCCAGAACGTCAACCTGCGCCAGCAGGACCAGGAGGACGCCAACGACGACGGGGCCGGGGATCTGCAGTGCCCCGAGTGCGGGGAGACCTTCTCCTCGGCCGAGGCCCTGAACCAGGCCGGGGACCCCCACCTGGCCCCGGCCGCCCAGACCATCCCGGCCGAGCAGGACCTGGTCGCTCCCGAGGAGGGCTCAGAAGAGCCGGAGGGGCCGCTGGAAGCCCCCGAGGACGAGGATGAGAACCAGATGGCCCCAGGCCCGCCTGAGGACGCCATGGGCGTTCCTGGGCAGCCTGAGCCCCCCGAGGAGGACCAGGAGGAGGAGCTACCACCGGGTCAGCCCGAGGACCAGGACGAGGTAGCTCCCGGCCAGGAGGGACCAGAGCCGCCCGAGGGGGAGCTTGACGGCGAGGAGATCCCCGAGGGGGCCGAGGAGGAAGAGGAGCCTGAGCAGGCCGAGCAGGAACAGGTCGATCCCGAGGCCATGGCCGAGCAGCAGTATGCCGCCGATCAGCAGGGCATGGCCGACACCGGCTACGAGGAGGGCGACATCTGCCCCAACTGCGGTCAAGGCATCCTGCAGGAAGTCGGCCCGGAAGGCCCCATCGTCCCGCCCGAGACCAGCAGCCCGCGCACCGCCCCTGACTCCGGTGACCAGGGCCAGTCACCCTTCCCGGTCAGCGACGAGGACGAAGAGGATGAGGGTGACCAGGAAGAGGCACCCGGCGCAGACGAGGCCGAGGAGTCCGGCGGTCAGTCCGACATAGCCCCCGAAGACCAAGACGACGGGGATGAGGACCAGGAGCCAGACGATGAGGACGGGGACGAGGATGAGGACGAGGATGGCATCCCTCCCTGGGTGAAGAAGAAGACAAGTTCACATGAACTACCAGCCATAGGAAGGAGCCCCAGTACCATGGCCAACCGCACCCGCACCAACGGTCGCGTCACGCCCCGACAGCCCCAAACCACCACCCGCACCGCCAACACCGCTCAGCCCGAGCCCACGCCCCGGACCTCGGTGCGGACGGCCCTGCACGCCTCGCTCAACCAGCAGGCCCATGTGCTGCGCCAGATGACCGCGGCCTGCCAGCAGGAGCGCATCCTGCGCCTGGCGGCCGAGGCCCGCATCACCACCTTGGAGCGCCAGATGCTGCGCTTCGCCCAACTGGCCGGGGCCGATCACGATGCCGAGCTTCGCTCCCTCAACGAGGAGGGCTACCGGACCCACACCGCCCTCATGGCCCGTGCCGCCTCCCTGCATGACACCACTCGGCACATTGCCGACCAGCGCGACCCCGGTCAGCCCGTGCCCGAGCCCGCCCCGGCTCCTCCGGTGGTGACCGAGCAGGAGGCGGCCCAGCCCGCCGGGCGGGACGACGTGACCCAGCTTGGGGCCACTCCGGTGGCCGACGTGTCCGCCGACGCCACCCTGGCCGTGGACGAGCCCTACGGCACGGCTGCCTTCGAGCCCCTCAACCTCAACCAGGTGGACGTGACCGCCCCGGTCCAGAACACCCAGGGCCATCTGCCCCCCGAGCAGACCATCATCCCCGTCGAGGTGCGCGTCGGTGACCCCGACGATCCCCAGCCCAGCTTCGGTTGGACCATCGACGGTGGCAACCCCTCCGGTCAGACCGGGGGCTCGGTGGGCTCAGGGGCTCCCACGGGAGCCGGGCGCGGCGCACCAGGGGTCCAGCCCGGCACCACCGCGGCCCGCAACGACGGCCAGGTCTCCCTGGGAGCCCTGCGGCTGGCTCGGCTCCGCATGCAAGCTGGTATTGCCCCGGCCAACCAGGACGACCTGTCCATCGCCGCGGCCATCCAGGACAACCCGGCCCTGACCGTCGAGGCCATCAACACCGAGATCCGCACCCTGACCCAGGTGTTGTCGGCCCAGCCTCAGGCCCAACAGCGCACCGCCGCCGCCAGCCGTCGCCTGGTCCCCCGTGCCGCGCCGGGGGCCGAGCCCATGCCCTCTCTGGCCCCGAGCGGGGAAGGCCCCATTCGATCCCACGCTTCTACCGGGCAAGTTACGGCAGATGAGATGCTCTTCGAATAGCTATGGGGTCTCGTCCACCAACTGATTTTCGTCCACGAACTGAACCTGTAGATAATCGACAGTTTCAGGCAGCATCAACAGGAACATGCGTAGTTCGCTTCGGCGTATACGCACGGTAATAAGTGCCGGTTGATCAGGATTCGGTAGCTCAGGATCAGGACCAGTAATAGGCGGCAGCGCAGTCATGCTGCGATTGTATTTACCCACGAACTCCGGTCCTCCGATCGGGGTTCGTGGTCGTTCAGGGATGAGAGCCTGTCTATTTGCGGTCCAGACCGACGAAGTGGTGAAAGCCACTCAATAGGAGGCTGAGCGCCCGTGATTCGTGTCCCCATCTCTCGGTCGTACATCAAGCGGACGATCCGGGTCAACTACGGCTGGACCCAGGCCACCCCCAAGAGTGGCTACCTCGATCCCGCTTGGAACCGCTCGGTGCCCATCTGGCCTGGCATGGCCTTCATGAGGACCTCCGGCGCGTCTGGCTACACCAGCCCGTACCAGAGCTTCGGAGCCACCTCGGGTGGTCCCAACTACACCCTGCTCAACGCCACCGGGGTACCGGCCGGGTTCGTGGGCAACTACATCGGCGGCGAGGGCATCGATGAGCTTCTCGACACCGGCCTGTCCGCCCTGGCCGTGTGGGTCCTCGACCCCGACGCCGAGTTCGAGATCCTGGCCCCGGCCTTCGACGCCAACCTGGTCTGGACCGACCCCGGCAACGGCACCGACGCCCTGGTCTATGCCCGCACCTCCAATCTGGCGGGGGCGGTGGGCCTCAACGGTCTGGGTGGGGCCATCGCGGCAGGCTCCTACACCGGCACCTACGGCCTGCAGGGCCAACTGGTGACCACGGCCGACGCCAACAAGTCCACCCAGCCGGTGGCCCGCCTGGTGGCCGTCAACTCCAACCTGTCCATCACCATCGGTGGCCTGGCCGTCCGCTCGGGCTTCTGATCCCGCTTCGCCTTAGTCCTCGTCTTACAAGGAGCAAATCGATATGACTCTGGTTGCCAACGTTGCGGGGCTAGCTCCAAAGCGGGCCAAGAAGTCCGACGACTACGTCGCTGAGATCCTCAAGCGGCGCGGCGGGGATGGCAACGTCCCGTCGCTGACCCATGAGGCCAAGGTCCGCAAGCTCTCCCTGATCCTCCAGGACGAGGTCAACGGCATCCGCCGTCTGGGCGTGGGCATGGTCGGACCCATCCAGTTGAAGCTGCGCTACCAGGGCATCACCCGCAACGTGCTGATCGAGGACCCAGTCACCCCCGGCACCCCGGTCGAGTACGACGTGTGGGACGACCTGGGCCAGGCCTACCTCATGAGTGGCACCGAAGGCGAGGTCCGGGTCACCCCCTTCGAAGGCAAGCGCCTGCCCATCCGGTTCTGGCGTATCGCCTCCCGTCCGGCCATCCGCAAGGAGGACCTGTTCTACCTCCGCATCAACGCGGTGGAGCAGGCCCAGGACGAGACCAAGCAGGCCATCATGAAGCAGGAGGACTCCCGCCTCCTGGTCATCATCCAGGCCGCCCTCACCGACTACGCCTCCAGGCCCGACCATGTCGTCACCCCCAACCACACCGTCTACGAGGCCAGCGGCTACTTCACCCCGCAGTCCATGTACACCGCGGTGGCCCAGTCCGACATGCACGAACTGCCAGCCGGGCGCATGCTGGTCAACCCCTTCGACTACCGGGACTTCTTCCGCTGGGACATCAACACCACCGGCTGGGCCTTCAAGGACCGCATTGTGGCCGGGGAGCAGATCCAGACCTTCGGGGAGTTCAACTTCCAGCGCTCCATCATGGTCCCCCAGGGCCAGATGTACCTGCTGCCCAACCCGGACTTCCTGGGCGTGTTCCCGGTGCTGTACTCGCTCGACGTGGAGGAGAACCACAACGTCGAGGCCTTCTGGAAGGGCTGGGTTTTCGATGAGATGGTCTCCATGGCCATCCTCAACCCCAGGGGCATCACCACCGTCCTCAAGGGCTAGACGCCAGGCCCCGGAGGGGGTGCTGACGTGGTGACCACCGACAAGGCCGCCCAGGTGGCCGCAGAGCCTGAGGAACCGCTCGAACCCTCCTGGTATCGCACCGGCTTCCCCATTATCCGGCGCGTGGTCATCTTCCTACTGGGGATGGCCATCATGATCGACGCCCTGTGGGATCGCCAGTACGTGGTCCCGGAGTTGATCATCGGCATGATCATGGTCGGTGTACTTCCGCTCGATGAAGTCCTAAAGTCCCTGACGAGCAAACGCCGTAAGGGTGGCTGAAGGGACCGCGATCGCCGCCGTACTCACCGGCACCGCTGCGGTCTTAACGGCTTGGGCGGCTGTCAAGCGAGCCAAATCCAAGGGGAACGAGGAGTGTGAGGAGAATCTGTCCTTAGCTCGAAAGGAAGCTGAGGCTAATGCCGCCGAGGTCCATCGGCTGAGAATGGCGCATCCAGAGGACTATGAGGAGCCTGATCACAAAGAAGAAGTAGAAGATGAGAACAAGGACAAATAGAGGAGCTATTACCTCGAATATGCTCTTGGGTTTGTCGGTCATCTTCATCGTCCTAGCGGTGGTATTCGGCTTGTTGACCGGGAGTGGGGCGTCAACAAAGAACGGACCACCGGGATCGACCGGGCCACCTGGATCGACCGGACCAGCAGGACCACCAGGCAGTCCCGGCAAGCAGGGACCTCAGGGGCCATCGGGGGCAACGGCCACCACCCTGATCACCGAGGGCGGGCGAGTGGTAACCGCCACCGTCCCTGGCGCGACGGGATCTACTGGAGCAGCCGGATCAGCAGGTACGTCAGGAGGGACAGGAGCGACAGGAGCAACAGGAGCGACAGGATCGGGTGGAGCAACAGGTACAGCAGGAAATACTGGAGCCACCGGGGCACCAGGTGCCCAAGGCCTACCAGGCCCAGCGGGAGAGCGAGGGGCCACGGGCGCTCAGGGCTCACCTGGTCCATCCGGGTCTCATGGCGCGACAGGAGCTACCGGGCCGCCAGGGCCGCGAGGACCGCCCGGAGTGGCCGGTACGTTCGAGTGTCCGAGCGGCTCAAGGCTGGAGAAGATCACCTTAAATGGCAAAGGTGGGCAGACCACCCTCTGGGCTTGTGTGATCGGATGATCTACACTCAATCATGGCTATCGTAACCGGAACTATCGCCATGTCCACCACGGCCGGGCTCACGGTGGTGGGCACCAGAAGCCACATGACCTACAGCGGCGGCCAGGTCACCCAAATCGGGGTTGATGGCACCACTGGTTTGCAACATCCAGTCGGTACCTGTGTGTGGTGTGGGCAAACCAACGTCATACTGTCTTCTCACATGGATAGAGGCGGCGGTGGTCGTTATCTCTGCCTGTCCCCCACACTGGGTCCTTTCATCGATCCCAACCAGTCTGCCTTGCCCGCCAATCAAAAGGGCGCGGCGGGCTATCTGCATCGATGACCACCTCGGTCACCTACTCGGAGAAGAACGGGATCATGGTCCAGGACGGCCTTGATCCGCTGGCCGGAATCAAGGATCCTGGTCCCGGTGTTTGCATCAACTGCGGCCAGTACATCCCCAAGTTGAATCACCATTACTCGCAGTATTTCGGCTATTTCTGTCTGCCGCCCTATTTGCCCAATGGCACCGATCCTCGACCTATTCTGGCCGTTGAAGCCACGGTCTCTATGACTGGTACCACGACTTAAGGAGATCTGATGGCAACTGGTAATGCTAAGCGGGCCTATCACAGCGCTCTGGTCGCCAGTGCTGTGGATACCATCACCTTGAACCAGGGTTTTGAGTTCGTGGAGATCATAAACAGAACGGGTGCAGCCGAGATCTATTACACCCTGGATGGCACCACCGCTCCCACCGTCGGAGGAGCCGACTGTTACGTCATACCTGCGGCCATAACCTCTCGCATTCGAGCCAATCCCCTGGGTAGTCGTAACACCACGGTGGTCAAGGTCACCTCCTCCGGCACCCCCAACTACACGGTGCAGGGAGCGGACAACACCATGGTGCCGTCCGGCTGAGCCTGTCACCCTAGAAGCCAGAGCGACGAAGGGGTGGAGGCCCCCGCGTCGAGGGAGGAATGCCCTATGCCCCATCAAGTCACCACCACCAGGCCCAACACCACGCTGCCCAATGGGTTCACCTATCCGGTGGGGTCGGTGGTCATCCTGTCCAACGAGCAGTTCGCCAAGCTCCAGGCGGGCATCTTCACCAGGGGCAACCTGACCGACGGCGGGAACGTCCCGTAACCATGGCTCGTCAGGTCACCATCGTCAAAGCCAACACCACTCTGCCCAACGGGATCGCCTATCCAGTGGGGGCGGTGGTCGTCCTCACCGACCAGCAGTGGAACATGGTCAACCCCGGCATGGTCACCCGAGGCAACCTGACCGACGGCGGCAATATCCCCACTACGTCTCAGTAGTCCCTGGTCCCAGGCTGAATCGGAGGTCACCCCTCGGGGGTGGCCTTCGTCGCGTCCTGTCACTCCTCCGACCAGAGCTATGAAGGGATGAAGACCGTTCAAACTCATCTCATGGAGGATCTCATCATGTCTGGTTCGGGTGTTCTCATCGTTCGCAATATGCACGGCGGACCAACCACGTTTACTCACGAACACGATGGGATGAAGACACCCTACGAGTGGTTCGGGGCGGGCGATGTCGATGAGCGTGACATCCTCGAAGTGCCCGAGTCCATGGCCATGAGCCCCCACTTTCGCAAGGCCGTGGCACGGGGCATCTTCAAGATCGAGGAGGGCGACGAGGATGTCCTGGCCTCTATCAATCGGGCCGGGCAGCGCTGGCAGGAGCGCCAGACCGCTCGCCGGGTCGAGATCGAGGCCCAGATGGACCGCCAGGAAGACAAGTCCATGATCGTGGTGGCCTGCGTGGGTCCGGGGCCGCGGGGCTCGACGTGTGGGGCCAGCGTGTTCGAGCGGGCCAAGACCCAAGGCGGCAAGCCCCCGCTGTGCCCCAACCATGAGCATCTCTCCACCAACTTCGTGCAGGTGGAGTCCAACGAGATCCGCGATGGCAAGGCCGTCATGACCTGGGTCCAGGCCTCCAAGACGGCCGCCAACGCCATCGACTGAAAGCGCCCCATGTCCGACCAATCCGACCCGATCGAGTACGACACCACCGACACCCCCGATCCTTATCCCGTCGAGGATCCGGCCACCCAGGTGCTGGCCGCCGATTCCATCCTGTACCCCGGTACCACCTAAGGAGCCCCATGTCTGAGCAAACCGACCAGTCCACGGCGGAGACCGAGGAGGCCCCGCCCGAGGACACCGAAGCCGAGCCCACCCAGGAAGACACCGGCCCTGACCCCGCCCTGGCCGACAAGTTCCGGCGTGCCCGTGAGATGGGCATCACCGGGGATCCCGACGCCCCTCCCGGCTACGTGGTCGATGAGAACTTCCGGCCCAATCCCCTGGACGTAGGCACCCTCAACACCACCGAGGTCCACGGCATCTCCGCCTACGACCTGCCTCGTCACGCCGGGGTCTTCGACCCCACGGCCGTCCCCGAGAACCCCAACCCGACCGAGGTCGAGCCGGTCCCCCAGGCGGTCGCCACCGACTACGACCCCTCGGCGCGGGCTGGGGTCCTGGCCGAGGTCACCCCTCAGGAGGACCCGTCCGCGGCCATCACCCGCCAGACTGAAGGAGTCGCGGCCGGGACGGTCGAGGATACCGGGGTCGAGGCCCAGGCCCAGACCCAGGCCCAGCCTGAGGTGGCAGAGCCCGCTCAGCCCGTTGCCAAGGCCACCAAGGCCACCAAGGCGACCAAGGCCCCATCCCCCGCCGGAACCAAGGACAGCGCCCTGGAGCCCACTCCAGAGGGCTCTGAGGGCGGACCTCGCATCCCCTGACCTATGCCCACCCCGTCCCCCAAGCTCGGGCTGAACATCTTCGCCCTGGCTGACACCTTCTCGACCGCCCAGTACAACGCCAACTGGAACGCGCTCGATAACTACCCCGGTCTGTTCGTCTGCACCTCGACCAGCAGACCGGCCTGGGGGGCCAACCAGAACGGCATGCGGATCTCCGAGACCGACACCGGGCTGTTGTGGACCTGGAATGGGACGGCCTTCGTGCGGACCCATGGGATCGGCAACCTGGGCCGGGTCACTCGCACCTCCAACGTCGGCACCACCTCGACCTGGACGCCGCCCTCGACCGGCTCACCCACCTCGGCCCTGACCCAGACGGTGCATCCTCCCAATGGCGGTCGTTTGCTCATGATCGTGGCCGAGGTGCCCGAGGTGCAGAACCCCAACGGGCTCAGCTACCTGATCATCCAGCGCGACGCCACCATCTTGAACTCCTACCCGGTGTGGACCTCCCAGGAGACCGGCTCGGGTAACTCCGGCAACGCCGGGAACAAGGGCGACTTCACCACCTTCGACATCCCCAACGAGGCGTCGGCGGTGTACTCCCTGTTCTTCGCGGCGGCCACCGTCACCGGGGGCACCACCACCCTGGTGGCGGCAGCCTCCCGGCCCATCGCTTTAACCGTGATCGAGACGTAGAAAGGATCCCTATGAGTGACACCTCCGGCTCGGATCGGGTCAGTCGGGTTTGTGATGTCTGTGGGGTGGAGGACGCTCAGAGCCATCACGTCCAGCACGTCGCCTTCCTGCACCCGGTGACGAATGAGCCAACTGATCTATCGGTGTCCCGACACATCCAGTGCTGCGCCGACACCGGCTGCGAGATCTGCAGTGTCGATGTAGCCCATGCCCAGGAGGCCGGGATCGACACCAGTGGCCCCTCCGACGAGTTCACCCAGGCCATGCAGCAAAAGGGCGATGTGCTGCTGGCCGCCTTGGCCACGGTGGGAGTGGCCAACCCGGTGGACGAGACCGCCTTTGCCGGAGAGCCCACCCCGTCCGCCGAGTCAGGAGCGTAACCCATGGCCAACCTGGTCCAAGTAGAAGCCAATGCCATCCTGGCCGCCAGTTCCGGCCAGGCCACCTACCTCAACGTCACCGCCCCTATCAAGGTGGCCCTGGTGACCGCCACCGGCTCGGCTCTGGCCGCCGGTACCGAGGTGACCGGCGGCAGCTATGTCCGCCAGACCATCACCTTCGCCGCCCCCTCGGGGGGTGCCATCGCCTCCAACATCGCCTTGAACTGGACTTCGATGCCCGCCTGCACCGTGACCGGTGTGGACGAGTACGACAGCACCGCCACGCCGGTTCGCAGGTGGTTCGGTAATCTAAGTGCATCAAAAACGGTGAATGCCGGTGACACGTTCTCGATTGCATCAGGAAGCTATACAAAGACGTTAAGCTAGGACACCACCATGTCGGTTGACCTGTTCACTGACTACTACCGGTGGACGGTCTCCTCGGGTGGTACTACCGCGCCGGTCGCGGGCACCTCCGAGACCTGGACCGTCGCCTCCTCCACGGGTGCGCCCACGGTCACCGCCGGGGTGTCACAGTTCCGCATCGTGGACGCCGCCGATCCCGGCGCGCCCCCGGAGATCATCATCGTCACCAACATCTCCGGCACCACCTGGACGGTGACCAGAGGCGGGGAGGGAGCGGCTCCCTGGGCGCATGTGGCGGGCTGGACGGCCATCCCGGTCCTCACCGCTGACGCCCTCAACACCCTGGCCAAGTTCCCGCTCGTTGACACCACCCAGACCACGGCGGCTGCCATCGAGTATGCCACCAGGGTTTCCGGTGATGCTTATCCCCGTTTCGAGATCGAGACCAGCGGGAAGTTGGTCTGGGGCACCGGTACTTATGATCCAGTAGCCAGTCCAGGTGGTGATCTGAGCTATACCACCACTGTCATGGGCGGATCGTTATCGGGTCTTGTCACCACCGCAAATCCCTGGTTGTCCACGGCCTGGGCTGGTTTTGGTTACGCCGATACTCGTACTAATGCCTGGACTGATCAGACTCAGGCCAGTACCGCTTTCTTTTCCGGTCATAATCTCGACAACGGTAACTATCGCTTCCAGATAAACAGCGACGGCGGGTTTATGTGGGGGTCCTACGACACCGCTGGCACCGTCGAAGGCAATCCTGATGTACTCATGACCCATCGCCAGTCCGCGGCGGGTACCTATGGCAATCAGGGCCTAAATATCATGGCTGGTGACTGGCAACCTGCTGTGCCTGTCCTCTCCGTTGTGGCTCGCGGCTCAGTCATCAATAACAGCACTACTTGGCAGACCAGTTTCGGACGCCAAACCGGTGACCTGCTGCGTATACAGGATGGTTCGACCGGCAATATCTGGGCCAAGTTCGACGCCGAGGGACGCCTCAGCCTCACCCCAAACAACCCGGCTTACATCCCCTTCACTATCCAGGCGGCAGCCAGTCAGACCGGCGATCTCCTCGACATCAAGAGCAACGGTGGCGCTCTTCTATCGAGGATCGATTTGGCCGGGACCATCACCACTGGCGCTGTCGGCCTCAGAATCCCACGCACCGATTCGGCTCCGGGTGCCCTCACCGGCCTGATCTCCTACGGTACAACCTGGGCGTTCAACTTCATTGGGGGTGCTTCGGGCACTGCCTTGACGAGTATCGCCACTTCCGACGTGGGTGGTGGGGCTGGTCTCGATCGTATCTACTTCCCCCAATACGGTCAGGTGTCAGTCGCTAACATCCTCAGTGTTGGCACGACAGGCGTCAACAGCATGGCGCAGTTTAACGTGCTATCTAGCGCTACCACCAGCGTCGGTATCGCCATCAAGCTCTTTGCCAGTCAGAGCGCTGACGCTCTCCAGATTCAAAACAGTGCCGGTACTATTCTGTCTCGGTTTGACAGCGTTGGGATGTTTAATACTCCGGGTTGGCGGCTTGCTCAGAATGCTGGGACCGCCTACTTGTTCATCCAGGACATGGTCAACTCGCGGTCACAGATTGGCTTGACTCCGGGTTCAACCACTGCTGGTGCTTTGACCGAGTTCTATTCAACTGTGGCGGTGGATGGCAACTTCAGTTTAGGTGGTATCGGCTCCTGGGGTGGTGGCTCAGGACCAATGCTATTCATGGCCAATGACACGGCTGATCCCACCGGTAATCCCACGGGCGGGATCATCTTGTTCTACTCGTCTGGCACGCTGAAGGCCCGAGATCCAAACGGCGTTGTCACCCAAATCACTCCGGGACTCACGCTGGGACCGGCCACGGCGGTATTAGGGCCTGACGCCTTCGGCGCAGGCTCGGTGGTGGGTTCGAGCAGCCTGTTCGCCCGGCAGGATCACCGACATGGGTTACCGGTGGCACCCACGGCCACAGGCGCGGCCTCGGGAGATCTGTCCGGCACCTATCCCGGTCCCACCGTGGCCAAGGTCAACGGCACCAGCGTCCCGGCCCTGCCCACCGCTGGTCAGGTCCTCACCGCCATCTCGGGGACCTCGGCCGCCTGGCAGGTCCCTGCGGCACCGGGGGTGAGCTTCCCGCTCACCAATGTTGCGTCGGGCAGCACCGTCGCCCAGTACCAGACGAGAGTCACTGGTGACACTCAGTATCGCTTCGTAATGTGGGCTGACGGCACCTTGTTGTGGGGACCGGGTGGCAGCGCCGGGATCGACACCTCTATCGCGCGTAGCGGTCCTGGAGCGCTGGATCTAAATCCTGGCGCGCTGGCCATCCACGGCACCGCCGTGGGCACAAGCGCACTCAACATCGTGGCTCCAAGCGCCAGTCAGACCGCGGCTCTCTTGGCGATCTACGGCGTGTCCGGCATGTCGGCCAACCTCATTCAGACCCAGGGCACGGGTGGCGGCTTCAGCGTCTTTCCTACTGGCCAGATCTCTGGTCTCTCCGCCCAGGGACATCAGTTCTCCACCACCGCCGGATATGCCAGCAACTTCAACGCCATCATCGCCCAGCCCGCTGCGGCCACCGACATAGCCCTGATATTGACCATGGCGGCCTCGCAGAGCGCCGACGCCCTGCGGATCCGTAATAGCGCCTTCACCGTCCTGGCGGGCTTCAACGCCTCCGGCCAGTTCTACCTGGGGGCGGCTCCCACCTATGGGGGAGGCACCGGCCCCATGGTCTACCTGGGCAACGACACCGCCGATCCCAGTGCCAATCCCACGGGCGGAACCATCATCTACTCGGCGGCCGGAGTGCTGAAGGCTCGTACTCCTGATGGCACCGTCACTCAGATCGCGCCCGCCGTTGGCGGTGTGTCCTTCCCGCTGTCAAACTCGGCTGCCGCGGCCACCACCGTCGAGTACCAGACCAACGTCACCGGCATTGACACCCAGTACCGCTTCAGCATCAACGCCCGAGGAGACCACTTCTGGGGGACCGGCAGCGCCGTCACCGACACCCAGCTTGGTCGCACCGGCAATGGCATTCTCAGCCTGACTGCAAGCGCTCGGGCGGTCCTCAGCGTGCAGGGTGGGATTGGCATCACCGAGCAGTCCGCCTCCGCCACCCCGCTGAACATCCAGGCCGCCGTCAGCCAGACCGGCCCACTCACGTCCTGGGCCAACTCCTCTGGCCAGGTCATCACCTGGATCGACTCCGCTGGCAACTTCAATACCTGGGTGGCGGCCGACACCGTGGCCCGCTTCAACCTCAACGCCAACGGGTCCATGTCCTGGGGTGTGGGCAACGCCGGGCGCGACACCGGCCTCTTTCGCTCGGCCGCGGGCGCGCTGGCGGTGGGCGGTAGTGCTAACGGTGTTCAGGGCTGGGACATCGGCAATCTCGGGCTCAGCGGTTCCCTGGCCGGGATCGTGGCCCACGGCTACAGCGGCACCACCGCCTTCTCCTTGGCCGGGGATGGCTCCCAGACCATCCTCAATGCCACCAATGCCGTCTATTGCCGTATCGGCGGCTCTACCAGCCTCTGGAGCGGATCCTCTGGCGGCACCAGCTTCAACAGCCCCACGGCCTGGGCCACCGCTACCCTCTCCTCCACCGTTCTGGCCGGTATCGGCATCAACTCCAGCGCCACCATCGGACTGCAAATCACCGCCAACTCCACCCAGAACGCCGACCTCATGCAGTGGCGCAACAGCACCCCGGCGGTGCTGGGTGGCATCAACAGCGCGGGACAGATGTACTTCGGAGCCAGCCCCAGCTTCGCGGGTGGCACCGGCCCCATGGTCTACCTGGGTACCGACACCGCTGACCCGTCCAGCAATCCCACGGCCGGGATCCTCCTGTTCTACTCGGCTGGGGTGCTGAAGACGCGTGATCCCAACGGTGTCGTCACCCAGATCGCCCCGGCCCTGACGACTGGGCCAGCTACGGGGGTCATAGGACCGGATGCCTTCGGGGCAGGCTCCAGCGTGGGTAATAGCACGCTGTTCGCTCGGGGAGATCACGATCACGGTTTGCCCCCCGCACCGGTAGTCCCCACCGCTTCAACCACTGTTGCCGGTCCTCCTGCCTTCGGGGCGGCCTCAGCAGCAGGGAGCAGCCTCAACTGGTCGCGGGGCGATCACGTTCACGGGCTGCCAGCGGCACCGGCCGCGAGCTTCCCGCTCACCAATACGGCGGCCACAGGATCCACCGTTCAATATCAGACCAACGTCTCAGGTGATACCAACTACCGCTTCCAGATCAACGCGTTTGGCTCCATGTACTGGGGACCGGGCAATGCTGCCACCGACACCCAACTGCTGCGAACGGCGGTCGGAACACTGGCGCTTTACAACGCCCTTTCGATTCAAGGCAGCGCCGCCATCGTCCCGCTACTCATCCAGGGGGCATCAGGTCAGACCGCCAATCTGTTCACCATCAGTGCCAGCAGCGGGACTCCGCTCAGTGTCAGTTCCATCGGAGCGGTCACCCTTACCGCTCAAGCCGCCGCTTCAGTCCCGCTGATCATCAAAGGGGCTGCCAGCCAGTCCGGGTCACTGATGCAGCTTCAGAACAGCACTGGCGCGCTCCTAGCCCAGTTCAGCCAGGTGGGCAACCTGGCCATCACCTCCTCGCCGTCATCCACCGTCAGCTTGACTCCGGCCGGTGGTGGCCAGGTCGTCCTCGACCTCAACAACGGCACCAACGAGTTCTACCTGTACGCCAACGTCAGCGACGCGAATCTGTACCTGCGGGACATGAAGAATGCCAGAATGCATGTCACCTTTAGTCCTGCGGCGACCGCGGCGACGGCTCAGACCATTGTTAGCTCACAGCTTGTGGTCCAGAGCAATGTCAGCGTCAACCCTGCGGCTAGTACTGATGCGAATATCGTCATCAACAATCCTGGATATAATGGGGACAACTGGTTTACTCTCAACCGGGGTGGCGCTGGCAACGAGCGGCTAAGGATCCTGGCTGCCGGTGGTGGTAGCACCGGCCTCAACAACGTCTATACCGTAGATCGGATCAATACCGCTACCGGTCTCTTACGCGATCTGTCGTTCAGGACATCCCAGGACAATGGATCTACTTATGCCATGCAGTTCAACCTGACTGGAGGGGGTGACATAGGTATCGGTGGCACCGGCAAGATCACCACTGCTCTCACCGAACTGATCCTGGAGGAGACCGGCGACGCGGGTGGTGCCAGTCGTCTGCATATACAGAACCGTGGAGGTCTGGCTGGCGCGCTAATCGAAAGCACCGGCAATCCCATCACCGATCTGGGCTTCAAAGCTGTCGGTGTCAACCAGGCGATCGTTCGTTTGGAGGGGCGTGCCGCGTACATCGGTGACGTAGGCAACGGCACCACCAATGGTGACCTCCAGTTGCAGCCCAACCAACAGCAGGCAGCTTGGTTCGGGATGGTTGGTTCTGGTGTCACAGGCCGGTTCAGCCTGGGCGTCAACCCTCAAGCGGCCACCTGGGGTGGTGGCTCGGGCGGGATGCTGTACATCGGCAACAACACGGGTGATCCAAACGGCAGCGTTACTGGCGGAACCCTCCTTTTCTCCTCAGCGGGCGTACTCAAGGCCAAGACCCCGAATGGCACCGTGACGCCCCTGGCCCCTGGAGGGGCCTACGCTCCGGTCAGCGCTGGTACGGCCCCCAACGCCAGCAATCCGGGTGCTGTGCCGCCCATGGGCCTGCTCTGGGTGGACACCAGCGTCACGGGTGCATCGTTCGTCGGCCCACCGGGGTCACCGGACATGGGGGTGAGCGCGGCTGCGGTCGATCTGAACACCTACCAGACCACCGGGGTGTACGGCCTGACCGGCACTCTCACCAACGCCCCGACCAACGTGGTCAGCCCGATCATCCTGCAAGTCACCACGGTGGGCAGCGGTACGTACATCCTGCAACAACTATCCTCGATCACCAACCCGCAATGGGTCTTCACACGGGCATATGCATCGGGAGCATGGGCGGCCTGGCGATCCCCCATGGGTCCACCCGCCACCTATCTCACTGTTTTTGGTGGATCTTTTACGACCAGCGGCACCGTTGTAACCACCCTGGGCTCTATCACCATTCCGGCTCAACCCTATGCCCAACGAGTTCGACTCTCGCTCATTCTTTCTGCTAGCCAGACGGTGGCTGCGGATGGGTTCCAGACAAATCTGGGTATCACCAGCGGTCTCTCCTCGGGCTCCATCGCTCGTTATTCGGGTGCCTTCTGGACCTCTCACTCGACTCTCGCCTACACCTTGCCCGCCAACACGGCTGATGCCACATCAGCGTTGATAAGCCGATCGGCAGGCACCGGGACCGCCACGACAGTCAACGATGCTCGGTACAACCATGTGGATGTCGAACTCTGGCCGGTGGGGGTCTGATGCCCGCCCTCAAGTACTGGGATGCCGGAAGCAATCAGTACGTATTGCTCATGCCGGGGACACCGACCACCTTCCCGCTAATCTACACCCAGACCTTGAGCGCTCCCACGGTGGTGTCGTCGCCCTATCAGGTCAACCACAATCTCGGTACCACCACGCCGTTGGTGCAGGCATATGACGCCGTGACCGGCCAGCTTGTCATGGTGGCCATCACGGTGGCCAACAGCAACTCCATCCAGGTCAGCGTGTCGGCCAACATGCCGAATAACATCAACGTGGTCGTGGTTGGCACCGCTCAGGCGACAGTACCAGTACAGCCCGCGGACGTGGCCAATAAGTCCTATGTTGACGCTCGCACCCCCAACTTGCCTGCGCCGGTTACCAGCGGCTCAGGTGTCCAGAGCTTCACAGATGCTCTCGGGGATGTGTGGGTGGCAGTCAATGGTGTGTACTCAGGCAACTGGCGACGTGCTAAGGATGTAATCCGTGCCAGGGTCTACCGGGTGGCCGCCTTCACGGCTGGGGCAGCCGGGTACACCATCGTTCCTTACGACACGGTTTCGGATGACGCCTTTGGTGGGTGGACGTTGGGTGCCAATGCCCTCTACACCTGTCCAATAGCCGGTAGGTACTCTGCCTCTGCCCGTGGTGGTTGGGCTGTCACCGGGGCAACACGGGGCTTTATCAGCATCTACAGGCAGGGTGGCGAAGCGTATCGTGGCACTGATATTTCCACCACCACTGCCTCTATCCCACTGAGTGTTGTTGTGACAAGTTCTCTTCTTGTGAATGCTAACGACCAACTACAAGCAAGACTCTACTGCTCTGTTGCCTCCTTAGTCATGGAGGTCGCTCAGATCTTGGCATACATGGATGTGCAATACATAGGGCCGGTTTGATGGCCAAACTTAGCTCGTTGATGAACGCCTTTGTTAGTGGTCTTAGCAATCCTCCTTGGGCCAGTGCAAATGCGGCCGGAGGCTCATTTTCGGCTGTTGGACAACTGGTTTTGAATGTCCCGGTGAACACGGTTAGCTCCGCTGCATCACTAGTCACTTACAGTGGGGGCTACATCTACTGGGATATCACCGAGAGTTACATCGTCGTTCAGGTGGTGAATGCTGGGACTCAAAATGCCACTCTTGAACTGTGGTGCCCGCAGTTGGTTGATACCTCTGGTAACTGGTTTGGCTGGCACATCATCAACGGCCAGATCCAGGCCGACTACGAGGGCACCATCGTAGCCTCGGCCACTTACTCAGCCATCACCCACGCCTGGCTGAGGATACGTGAGACCGCCAGTACGACCTATTTCGATTTCTCATCTGACGGTGTGAACTGGACGAATCTCACCTCTTACGCTGACTCAGCCCACACCTATGTGGCCACCGCCGTTTACCCCAACTTCTACCTGGGCAGCAACAGCAGCGGCACCAATCCCGCGTCCTCAGCGACCCTCGACAACCTTAACCTGCCGCCCGTTCCTGTTCAGATACCCAACTATGCCGTCACCGACAACCTGCCTGCTCCTCTGACCTCGGGCACCACCATCCAGAGCTTCACTGATGTCGGAGGTGAGATCTGGGTGGCTAAGAACGGCGTCAATGGTGGCACCTGGAACCGGGCGCGTGACGTGTTGAAGGGCATAATCACCCGGAATGCGGCCTACAACATGCCTACCGCTACCACGGGCGGCGGAGGCATCATCGCCTTCGATGCCGTTGCCAAGGACGTGTACGGCATGTACACGGGTGCTAGTAACTACGGCTATACGGCCTTCATCGGCGGCTGGTACCAAGCCTTTGTCATCATTCAGGTCGTCTGCACGGTGGCCAATGCTTTCGTCCAGGGTTCCATCAAGGTCAACAACACCACCCTGTGGTCGAGTGACAACGAGTTCAGTGCCCTGGCGTCTGGAGGTGGCTTGCTCTGGCGCAGTAGCGCCCTGTTGTTCTTGAACGCCGGGGACATCGTCAACACGGTCGCTTATAATGCCCAAGGGTTCGCAGTGTCTGCGGGTGCTTCTGTCACTCACATGGACTTTGAGTATGTGGGGTCAGGATGAGTATTCAATCCACTTACGCGCCAGCTAACAATCTCCCCAATCCTATTGTCTCGGGATCGGGCATCCAGGGTTACACCGATGTCAACGGTGAAGTATGGGTCGCTGCCAATGGAGTGAACGGAGGAAACTGGAGCAAGGCTCGGGAGGCATTACATGCCGTCGTCGGTCGAGCGGCAGCCTTTACCTGTCCTACCGGTGTCACCACGTTTGGCTGGGACACCATCGTTCATGATACCTACGGGATGTTTTCCGGTGGTCCCAACTACGGTTTCAACATCCCGGTAGCTGGTAGCTATCGACTGTTCGCTCAGTATGCGGCAGGTTGTCAGTCCGCTCAGTACTGTGGCATCCGTCATTATTACAACGATGGACATGGTGGTAGCGCCCTGCTGACCAACGAGAACAAGATAATGAATCAATCATCGGGGAACGTTGTGATCTACTCCCTGGCGATCAGCTTCAACGCCCAGCCGGGATGGTGGTATTACGTCATGTATTGGCAGCCCAATGGAGGGGCTGGTGTTCCCGGTGTTCAATGTCGCTACTCGATCAGCTACATAGGTGCGCCATGAGCATTGCTACCTATACTCCTGTTAATGATCTGATCGCCCCGGTTACCACTGGTGGCATCCAGAGTTTCATCGACGTGTACGGGGATGTCTGGGTAGCCAAGCCGGGAGTCAATGGCGGAGCGTGGCGCAAAGCCCGTGACGTATTGCATGCTGTTATCTACCGCAATGCCGCCTGGTCAACCGGGAACACCATTGTGGTGGCCTTCGACACGGTGGTGCGTGACACCTATGGCATGTTCTCCAGCAACGGGTATCTCATCCCGGTGGCAGGTTGGTATCGGATCCAGGGAACCTGCAACGGCAACGTGACGGCTTTGGGCCAATACATGATCGCTTACATCTACGGTGGTAGTCCCACGGCAGGCACCCAGCTTTCCTCGACCAACGTCACCGATCCGCTAACCGGTGGCGGGTGTGCCTGCCGCACCTGGACCGACACCTACTGTAACGCTGGCGATCTGATCCAACTGAGGATGTATCAGGCTGGCTTCCCCATCAATGCCCAGGTGGGGCAGGCCAACACTCGCCTGGAGATCTCGTTCACAGGGACTGGCTAAGGAGAATCGATGAGCTACCTGACCTATGCATTCCTCACCGAGGACGTGAACTTCGGACGACGATCCCGTGCCTGCATCAACGAGACCGCCAACTCGCTCAATCAGTCTGACAATCCTGCCATCGCGGCATTGGCTACTGATCTGTTGAAGCAAGAGGCTTTGCAGACCACGGTCATGCTCAACTCCATCTGTGCTGGTCCGAACTTCAGCATCATTGTGGACAATGGCGATGGCACCATCGATTCGACCAAGATCTCCGACGAGGACATCAAGGCCCATACCCAGGCCATGTTCACTGAGGTGGCCTGGGTCTTCTACCCTGATTTGACAGCACCACCTGACATACCTCCTGATGAGGTGCCTCCTGATGAGGTCACGGTGACCGACATCTCGCCTATTAGCGGAGATAAGAACGGCGGTACCACCGTGACCATCACCGGCACTGGCTTGACCGGGACCACCGACGTGACCATCAGCAACCCCTGCACCAACGTCACCGTGGTCTCCGACACCACCGTCACCGCCATCACCCCAACCGCCGCCAAAGCCACGTTCCCCGTGATCGTGACGGTGGACGGCGTTGAGGTCACTGGCCCGAACTACCAGTACATCTAGATTCGATATCCATCCACCTAATCACCCGGAGGTGCTATGAGCTACAGCAGCGTCCATCTCTTGAACCAAGAGCCCACCTACGCCGGGCGGGTTCGGGCTTGTGTCACCGAGCAGGCCGCCTTGCTGACCGGTGACGCCGATCCGGCCATCGCGGCCTGCGCCAATGCCGGGCTGCGAGGTGACCCGGTGATCATGGACACCTTCGTGCGGACCACCTCCAGCGCCCCCGGCCTGGGCGACAAGGCCGACGTGGGAGACGGCACCATCGACCACACCCTGATCGTGGACGACGACATCCTGACCGCCATCCAGACCAACTTCCCGAAGGTGGCGGTGTTGTTCTTCAACGCCGAAGGCGTCAGGATCGCCTGATGAGCCCGACCAAGAAGGACACCAACAAGCGCATGCGGGTGGTGGGCTGGAACATCCAGCCTGTCATCATGGCCGACGACGGCGAGAACCTGACCCCGGTCCAGGTCCAGGCCACCATGATCTCGGCCGCCAACTGGGACGAGTTCAAGGAGGGCGGCGACAAGCTGGCCCTCGAAGACCTGCGGACCCAGATCGAGAACGGGAAGGTCGAAACCCCCAACACCTGACCGTACCTGAGGTGATGTGACCCCTACCCCTGAGCCACTCGCTGGACCGTCGGTCGCTCGGACCGCGGGGGTGCTGGGCGCGCCGGTCGGGTCCTTCGTGTTGAGCAAGCCGTTGGTGGCCGCCGAGGCCGCCTCTATCGGCATGTCCGCCAGCACCGGCCTGACCGTCCAAGGTCAGGTCACCCAGGTGGCCCAGGTGGCCCAGTCGGCCACCTCTGGGATGGTCCTGGCCGGAGTGGTCACCCGCCCGGCCGCGGTGTCCCTGTCGGCTACGGCCGGGATGACCATCGCTCCTCTGGTCACCGAGGTGGCCACGGTAGCTCTGTCCGCTTCGACCAGCTTGACCCTTGCTGCGACTCGCACGGTATTCGGCACCGTACCTTTGAGCGCCACTACCGGGCTGACCGTTACCACCCTCCAGACGGTCCTGGCCACGGTGCCGCTCTCGGCTGTCTCCGGGCTGAACATCGCCGGGCTGATCACTCAGCAGGCCGGGGTGGCTTTGACCGCCACCGGAGGACTGACCATCTCGCCCCTGGTCACCGAGATGGGCGCGCTGACCATGACCGGGGTGGCCTCCCTGTCGGCCACCCTCACCGGCCTGTACGCCGGGACGGTCGCCATGACGGCGGCCACCTCCCTGACCCTGGTGTACACCGTCTTCGCCGGGACCTCGATCTTCATGGCCGCCACTACCACCCTGGTCGTAGCCGCCTGGGTCACCGAGTTGGCCGCGGTGTCGATGAGCGCCAGCGCGGGCCTGGTCGTAGCCGGGGTGGTGACCCGCTCCGGGGCCGTGACCATGAGCGCCACCGCCGGGTTGGCCTTCACCGTCCTGGTCACCGAGGTGGCCGTGGTGGCCATGAGCGCCAACGCCGTCCTCACCATCGTGGCTGGGGTGACCGAGATGGCGGTGGTGGCCCTGTCGGCACGGGCCAGCCTGACGGTGGCGGCCCTGGTGACCGAAGAGGGCTCGTTGGCCCTGAGCGGGTCCACCACCTTGACCGTGGCGGCCGGGGTGATTGAGCTTGCCAGTGTCGATCTGACCGGGCTGGCGTCCTTGACCACGGCGGCTCTGGTGATCGAGCAGGGCACGGTGGCCATGACGGCGGTGGCCTCGCTGACCACGATCGGGGTGGTGGTCCGGTACGGCTCGGTGAACATGACGGCGGTGGCCTCGCTGACGGTGACCGGGTTGATCACCGAGTTCGCCATCGAGGCCTTCATGGGGGCCACGGCCGAAGTGCTGATCGGTCACCTGTTCATACCGGCCTCGGTTCCCCTCAATGCCAGGTCCACGCTGCTGATCTTGGCTCGGGTGACCGAACTGGCCACGGTGCAGTTGAAGGCCAAGGCGGCCATGAAGGTGATCGGCACCGTTATCGCCATCACCATCCTGGGCAAGGTCCGACCGGGGGCCACCCTATACCCTTGGCCCGAGTCCGAGGCTCTGGTGGAGATCACCGAGGACCTCACGGGCCTGGTCAGGATGGCCGGTACGCTCTTCCCCTGGCCGGTGGCGGGCGGCCCGGAGGAGGAGACCGAGAACATCCTGGGGGTCGTCCGCGTCGGAGGACCCCTCTTCCCGTTTCCCACTACGGATCCCACCATGGAGAACCAATGACCGCACTGCCCTCTCCTGTCCCCGGTAATCCTCCGGCCAATCTGGAGGACTATCTCTACGTCTCGCAACAGGCCAACGATCAGGTTGGCATCATCATCAACATCGGCGGAGTGCCCACCGATCCTGACGGTCTAGTGGTGCTGGTGGCCATGATGCCGGACCTGGCCGGAGTGCCCGCCGTTTTCACCGGGCGTAACGCCGTGCGGGACTACACCGGGGCCTATTCGTACACCTTCCTGTCCACCGACACCGCCATCACCGGCAAGTACCACCTGGCCTGGACCTACCAGCTATCCGGGGTGCCGGACACCTACATGACCCCGATCGAGGTGGGCTCCTACAGCCCGGCCTATGACGCTCTGGCCCCGGACATGCGGGCTGTCATCGACCTGGTGTGGGCCAAGTTCGAGGACATCTACGACAGCCAGTTCGGTGGTCCCAACCTGCTGTCCTATTTCCAGAGTCACTTCGGGCGCGGTCGCATGGCCCAGCTACTGCAGATCGCCATCATGAACATCAACCTGTCCATGCAGCCGGTCAACAACTACTCCTGGGCCGCCCCACCCACCGATGCCAACGCCCCACCGGCCACCGGCCCCACCTTCCCGGTCCAGCAGTGGGGTGGCCTGCTGGTCCAGGGCCTGACCATCGAGACCATCAAGCACCTGATGCGCTCCTACGTGGAGGAGCCCCTGGCCGAGAACGCCAACGTGGCCCGCCTGACCCGCCGGGACTACCTGCAGCGCTGGGGCGAGATCCTCTCCACCGAGCAGGCCGCCTACCAGCAGGAACTGGAGGTGTTCAAGATCCGCCAGATGTTCACCCTGCAGCCCAGGGTGCTGGTCTCGGGCGGCGTCTACGGGAACTTCGGTCCCACCCGGCTGGCCGGGAATGCCGCGGCCAGACCTCGCTACTGGACGCGTTGGTACTAAGCCAAATGGAATACCTCACCACAAGCTCCAGCAACTCCGCGGTGTCCTGGACCACGGCCAACACCAGCACTACCTCGTTGTCATGGACCATCTACCAGTCCCCCAGTGACCCCTCAGCGCCTCCCTGTGGCGTCCGGGAGCCCCGCAGGCCCCTGCTCCCCTCCGGCTCGGCCAGCCAGGCCCTGGCGCTGCCTGAGGGCTGACCAGAGCAACGAAGGGGTGAGATGGCGAACGAGTCCGGCACGTCCAAGTATGAGGTACGCCTGGCCAAGTGGTCCGAGGAGCAGACCACGGCCGCGGCCGAGCGACACGGGGTGGCCCCCGAGGATTTGACCAACGATCACTTCACGGGCCTGGCCCCGGCCGAGGAGATCCGCATCGATCATGTCACCGGCAGGGTCATCCACATCGACTCTCGCGGCAACCGGCGGGTCCTGACCATCGAAGAGTGGAACGAGGAGAAGCACTGATGGTCGAGACCAACACCGGCATCGGCATCATGGAGCAGCTTCTGACCGGCACCGCTCAGCCCACCCCCTTCGACGCCGGTCATGCCCGCATCGGGGTGGGTGATGGCAACGGCAGCGTGCCCGTTGCCCACGCCACCGACACCGCCCTGGCCGCCACCACCAACAAGGTCTTCGTGGGCATGAACGCCGGGTTCCCCCAACAGTCCGGCAACGTCATGACCTGGCAGGCCACCTTCCCGGCCGGGACCGGCACCTTCTTCTGGCGGGAGTGGGGCATCGACAACGGCAATGGTGGCGGCCCGCAGCAGCTTTTCAACCACATCGGGGTGTCCCTGGGCAACAAGACGGCCGGAACCACCTGGACCTTCCAGGTCAGCGTGACCCAGACCTAGCCATGCCCTTCACCAACTACCTCGATCAGAAGCTGGCCGGGCTATTCCTAGGCAACACCGCCTATGCCATCCCGGCCAACCTGTACCTGGGCCTGTCCTCCACCGGTCCCACCCAGGCCCAGGCAGGCACCCCGCCCTGGAACTTCACCGAGCCCTCCGGCAACGCCTATGCGCGGGTGATGGTGCCCAACAACTCGACCAACTTCGGGCCGATCACCACCGAGCCCCCGGCCGGTTACACCATCCAGAACAAGCTGGTGATCACCTTCCTGCAGGCCAGTGGACCCTGGTTGGCCGGAGCCCCCTTGTCCTGGTTCGGGCTCTTCGATGTGGTCACCGGAGGCAACCTGTGCCTGTATGGGACCTGCTCCCCGGCCCAGACGGTGGGATCTGGGAACATCACGCTTAGCTTCACTGCCGGTGCCTTGAATATCACGCTGAACTGAGGAGCAAACAATGCCCGTAGGAGTTGCCACTCCGGTCGCCAACAGCATTCTGGCATTGATGCTCAACGGCACCGCGTGGGCCGGTTATAGCACCTTGTACGCCCAGTTGCACACTGGTCAACCAGGACCATTAGGCACCGCTAATGTCGCCGGTGAAGCTCTGCGCGTTACCTGTGGGACAGTACCGGAGTTCGGAACCCCGACCAACGGGGCTTGCAGCAACAACAATCCCATAACCTGGTCTGCAGTAACCACCAGTGAAACCTACACCTTTGTCACGCTTTGGACGGCGCTTACCGGTGGGAACTTCGTAGCGTCAGGATCCATCTCTGCACAGCCGGTAGTCGTCGGGAACAACTTCTCAATCCCGGCTGGAGGCCTGTCTGTTTCGCTGCCTGTAGCGAGCTAAGCCTATGGCGACTTACCGCCTGTTCCCCTCCACCAACGGGCCAGCTACCGCTACTGCTCGTACCGGGAGCTTCATCTCCGGGGTGACCTTCACCGTCACCCAGGGAGGCATGTGGTTCACCGGCTACTGGTGGTGGGTGTGCGCCTCGGGCCAGACCATCACCCCGGTCAAGTGCGCTCTGTGGTCCCTCCTCAATGGCACCAGCGGACGGGTCATCCCCGGCAGCGTGGTCACCTCCGGGACGCTGACGGTCGGGGCCTGGAACTACATTCCGCTGCCCATCCCCGTCCAGATCGCCATCGGTGACACCCTGGTGGCCGCCATCGGGGTCAACGGGGCCTACCCCGACACCCCCAACTCCTTCGGGGCCGGTCAGACCTACGCGGCGGGCATCACCCAGGGACCATTGCGGGCCTTCTCCGCCCCCAGTGGCACCTATCCCAGCGGCTGGGGCAACCCCCAGGGCTGCATGTCCACCGGGGGCAACGACCCCTCCACCACCATCCCGTTGACCGCCTCGGGCACCGACAACCTGTGGGTCGGAGTGCAGGTCTCTGACACCGCGGCCCCCAACTACACCGGCACCTGGCGACTGTGGCCCAACATGGCCTCGGCCACCTCCTATACCCAGCCCAACACCACCGACAATCTCATCGTCGGCACCGAGATCGATATCACAGCCCGAGCCACCGTCAACAACATCTGGTTCTACAGCCCGGCTGGAACGGCTCAGCTACCCACCGAGGTCACCATCTGGACCACCCATCAGGGCGGGCTCACCGGCACCGCCCTGGTCGATGTCACCGCTCCGGTCTGGTCGGGCGTGGCCGGGAGCGGCTGGATCTCGACCCCGGTGCCCGGCAACGTGGTGTTGCCCATCGGCAAGTACCGGGTGTCGGTCTACAACGAGACCGTCACCCCGGACCAGTGGTCCGCCTTCTACACCGGCTACTGGGGGATCTACTCCGGCCAGGCCGCTCGGGCGGTGGGCCAGAACGGCATCGTGGCCGGTCCCATGACCGCGCCCCCCTCGGCCACAGCCCTGAACGCCTTCAGTGCCAACGGCGCAGGAGCCACCGAGCCGGGCCAGTCGGTCTACATCCTGGGTCCTCCGAACGCCTTCCCCAACATCTACGTCGGGGTCAACTCCCCTGGTGGGGCGCTCTTCCAGAACTACTGGGTGGACCTGGAGGTCACCACCGTCATCATCACCGTCACCGGTACTGCCTCCATCATCGCAGGACCGTTGAGCGTTAGAGCTAACGGCGTCGTTTCGATAATAGGAAAAGCCAGTATTACGGTTGGTCCGGTCCTTATTGTCGCCACGGTTATCACCGTAATAGGCAATGTCAGCATCGTCGTTGGCGGCGTGGATGTCGTTGCCACCGGGCAGACCTCTGTCACTGGCACAGGCCGGGTGGCCCTGGGCGTGCTGGACCTCCGGGCTACCGGGATCACCACGGTGGTGGGCCACGCCAGCATCGTCGTCGGGCCGATCCTGGTGGTGGCGGCCCGCGTCAACAAGGTCTACACGCGAGGCGAGTCGGTCACCCAGTCCTCGGTCGCGGCCACCCTGCACAAGGCCATCGTCATCACCACCACCGGCCCGGTCACGGCCCTGTCCTCGGCCAGCGCCGTCCTGACCCAGAACCTGGCTATCCCGCCCGGTGTCGAGACCGGGGTCGGGACCGAGTCCATCGACTCCCTGACCATCCAGGCCGCCCTGCTCAACCACTTCTTCGACACCTACGTGGTCCCCGACGCCAAGAACTGGGAGGTCGAGAACGAGCGCGCCCGCCACGATCAGGCCCTGTACCGCTTGGGCGAGTACGGCATCTTTGTGCTGATGTGGCAGATGCAGGACTTCACCCTGGGCCTGGTGGGGCGCTGTACCACCTGCATGATCCCCCAGGGAGCCCTGGCTGACACCTGGGCGCAGCCCGCCTACTTCAAGTGCCCGGACTGCTACGGCACTGGCTTCGAGGGCGGCTACAAGGCCGTCCTGGTGCGGCCCTCGCTGTGGACCTGGGACGAGCCGGTGCAGCAGCAGGTGGCCCGTGGCGTGATCAACACCAACGTGGCCCAGGTCCAGACCACCGCCGACTTCCGCATGCAGCCCAAGGACTACCTGATCCGGGGGGACGGGTCGCGCTGGCAGATCCAGAGCGTCGAGGGGGAGCATCTCGACACCGGCTTCGGGACCCAGGCCGGGCCGTGGAACGCCGTCGGCTTCAGCTATGCCAACGTGACCAGAGAGGACGAGTCCTCGCCCATCTACCTGCTGCCGCTGGCCGAGAGCTACATCCAGGAGAACATCACCCAGTACTACTCCCGAGCCCCGGTTACGGAGTTCTGATGCCCATCGGCACTCGGGCACCTGATCGGGCCATCATGGTCATCGACGGGCTCAGCCTGCACGATGCCAAGTGGCTGGCCAACGTCGCCGTCATCTTCGCCCGCGCCCACGCCCCCAAGCTGACCGGGGTCTCGGCGTCGAGGATCGAGCCGCTCTACGGCAAGGAGCATTTCGGGCTGCGCTGGGCCGATGATCGGGTGTGGTTCCAGAACGCCGGGGTGAACCCCTTCGTCATGCGCGCCCTGGCCGGGAAGACCATCCCCATGTGGATCGATGACCCCTCCGGCACCGAGCGCCAGAAGAACCCCAAAGCCAAGGTGCGCGTCACCGAGAGCGGCCGGACCCAGGTGCTGATCTTCCGCAAGGCCGCTCAGCTAGGGGCGCGCAAGACCGTCGCTCGACGCCGAGGTGGCGTCACCACTCAGGTGACGGTGCCCCAGAGCTATCCCGGCGCGCCCGGTCGCATCACCATCCGGGAGGCCGGAGCCCCCTACACCTCGCCGGGCCGTCAGCCCGGTCGCATCGCTCGGGGCAACGTGGGCCTGCGCTGGTACTTCCCTGGGCTGAGCCCCCGCAACTTCATCCAGAACGGATTGGTGCAGGCCTGCAACGCCGCGGGGATCACCCCCGGCCCTATCCATACCGGCTACAACTTCTACTCGGCCCGAGCCTCGCTCGGTGACAAGATCCCTGCTTATCCCCAGCAACCCATGGCCGAGCGGATGAGCAAACTGGCGAAAAGAGGTGTGAAATCTACCTAGTTCAGTTGATGCATGTCATCACCTCAGGCTTGCAAAGCGTCTTCCATGGCGATTATGTCTCCATGGATGATCAGCCGGACTTCGCCGGTCTGCATGTCTCTATCGAATACCCGTTGAACCCCCAGGACTACCCTGGTATCTGGGTGGACTTCGAGCCCGAGGGAGAGCTTTCCCGAGGTGGCATCGATGACATCAACAGCTTCCTGCCGAACGGGGACTCCTCCCTGACCCCGTTGTACCTGTGGCGGGCTCAGGGCTGGGCCACCTACACCCTGGCCGCCCTGACCTCCCTGCAACGGGCGCGCCTGCACGATGAGATCGTCCGGGTGTTCGCCTTCGGCAGCGACCCGACGGTGGCGGCCTTCCGGGGCTCCATCGAGTCCAACGACTACCTGGCCATGAACATGGACTTCGATCGCATCGCGGAACGGGGAGCCTCGGCCACCGCGGGCACGCCCTGGGGAACCGAAGAGATCATCTACGAAGTGACATTGGCCATGCAATGCGTGATCGAGTTCTACTCGACAGCCAACAAGGACAAGCTCTATCCGTTGTCCCAGATTCAGATTTACTCCACGCCACAAGGATTGGATACTTGGACAGAAACCACAGTCAATGCTAATGGCCTGTCCATCGCGCCAGGCACACCACCATCAGATGGTTGGCAGTAGGGGTCGGGGCCTGTCTCTAGCTGGATCAGAGCGCCGAAGGAGTGAGAAGCCCGACCAGGGAGACGCGGTTCTGTGTCATCAGCCCAAATGCATGACGCAATCCTAACCTTTGATAAGGGGGCGTGATACGTCGTGTCCATCATTGATTTCACGCAGTACCAGCCTCCCGATGTATATATCGAGGCTTTAGCTGCCCCCCTTGTTGGGGTCACTGGCATCGCTCCTGATGTCATCGGGATTGTTGGTCCAGCCCTCGGTTACAAAACCACCACCGAGAGCTATGTTCTGACCGATACCATTCCGGTCATACTGAATCAGTTTGGAGCCAATCCAGCCAGCGTAAGCGTTACCGATGTATCCGGGAATGCATTCCTTCTGACCGACTATGTCACCACTGTGATCAATGGGCACACCCCGGCTCAGAACCAGGTCACGGTGGCCCGGTCCCCGACCTCGAACATCCTCAGCGGCCAGGTGGTCTACATCACCTACCAGTACACCGACGGGGACTACTACCTCCCGGCCACCTACACCGACTACCCCTCGGTGAAGAAGGACTGGGGCATCCCCCTCGACCTGACCACCAACGCCATCCTGTCCCCGCTGTCCCTGGCCGCCCAGTTGGCCTTCGTCAACGGGGCCAACACCATCATCATCTGCCCCACCCAGGATACCGGGGGCATTGCCACCCGCACCGGCCTGGCCGAGGCCTACAACACCATGGCCTCGATCGTCCCGCTGGACATCATCGTCCCGCTACCGGTGGGCATCAGCGGTACTCCCGCCCTGCCGGGAGACACCATCAACGTCGGCCTGGACCTGGCTTCCTTCCTGAACGGTCAAGCCCAAGTGGGCATCTTCGGGGTGGGCCTGGTGGGCTACGACGCGGTCAACTCGGTCGGTCCCGACACCATCGCCCAGGGCATCTCCAGCTACCGCATCCAGGAACACTGGCCAAATCAGATGAACTACTTCAACGGCACCAACAACGCCTCGTTCATCATCTCGGGCTACTACCTGGCCGCGGCCTGGGCCGGAGTACTGGCCTCTCTGCAACGCCAGATCCCGCTGACCAAGAAGAACGTCTCGGGCCTGTCGGGGATCCCGAACTCGGTCTTCACCACCATGACCATGGCCTACAAGAACCAGCTATCGGCGTCCGGGGTGGCCGTCACCGAGCAGGTGACCGGCGGGGGCCTGCAGATGCGCCACAGCGTCACCACCTCCACGGTGGCCATCACTAGCCGGGAGCTATCCATCATCCGGGCTGGCGACGGCATGATCGAGATGATCGAGAACACCCTGCAGAACTCGGGCCTGATCGGCTCGGCCTTCACCCCTACCACCTTGGCCAACGTCAAGAGCATGGTCCAGGGAGCCCTGGAGGCCTTGCTCAGCCAGGGGCTCATCGTGGGCTACACCGCCCTCGGGGTGCAGCAGCAGATCACCAATCCGTTGGTGGTCCTGGTCCAGTTCCAGTACCAGCCTGCCTATCCCCTCAACTACATCGTCGTCCAGTACTCCATCGACACCACCACCGGGTCGGTCTCGACCGTCACCACGGCTCCCGATCCCACGGGTGGCTCCACGGGCAACGCCACCGGCTAGTAAAGGATCGTCATGCAGACCCAGACCAGGCTCGTCGGCTCGGGCTTCACCACCTTCACCTACCAGTCCAGGGCCATCGCCTTCCTGGACGAGGTCCATGACTCGGGCCAGCAGCCCATCCGCCAGTACGAGGCCGTCACCCCGCTCGATGCCCAGTACCCGGTGGAGTTCGCCCTGCCCCGTGTGCGGGCCGAGGGCACCCTGCAGCTAGTGGTGCGGGAACTGTGGAACCAGCCCGTCTGGTGGGCGCTGAGCGGCCTCACCGGGTCCTGGAACATCGTGGACGTGTACAACATGATGGCCAATCAGAAGACCCCCATCATCGCCACCACCACCATCAAGTCCCCCACCTCGTCCACCTGGCGGGGCTGGACCTACCACAACTGCGTGGTCACCGCCATCGATGACCGGGAGGCGGTGCAGATCGGCACCCTGACCTTCCCGCGCAACCTCTCACTCATCTACGCCTATAAGACAGGGCTGCAAGGACAAACTTAAGGAGATCACCCATGAATGGTGAAGGAGAGTCCATCGACCCTCCTGTTTCAGATATCCCCATGGACTTTGGCACCACATCTACCGGATCAGGCTCGTTCTGGACCAGCGACTCAGAGCAAGAGAGCATCTCCGAGCCACCCCACGATCCACGCCCGGTGACTGAAGGAACGTTGAGTGAGGGACCTGGAATAGAGGAAGAGGAACTCCCCGCATTTGATGATCAATACAGACAGGATTTCATAGGACTCAACTTCGTCGGCAAGCTCAGTGATGACTTTGAGTGGATGGGCCATCGCTTCAAGATCAGAACGTTGATGACAGACGAACTGATCCAAATAGGGATGGTGCATGCGAAGTACCAGAATACCCTGTCGGATGTCAAGGCTTATCAGACCCTGGTCGTAGGAGCATGCCTGGAGCATGTGGACGGCAAGCAACTACCGGTGCCCATCGCCATGGATGTGGATCTGGTGGAAGAGCGGTTCAACTACATCAGGACCCACTGGTACCCCTGGACCATCGATGCGATCTACGAGCGTTACCTCCTCCTCGAAATCCGGGTACAGAAGGTCATCGAAGCAATGGGAAAAGTGTCGGGATCAGTGGAGTTGATCCCTGGCTAGCTGCCCAGTGCCGACTGGCTGAACGACAGGGCCTCCTGCACGGTGGCCATATCTCGATGGTGCAGAAGACCGCCCTCGAAGTCGTCATAGCCATGGAGGACCAGGACAGGGTGCGCCAGGAGATCCAGGCCCTGAAGTTGGCGCTGATCTCTGCTGATCCCGTTATTTACGTTCCCCGGTTCTATCCCGAAATCGCCCCACCTCCGTTGCTCAGCAACGTCGATTCCCTCATCGACACCCTCACCGAGGAGGAGACCCCCATGATCGACTTCGAACTCACCCCACCCTCCACCGCCGAGGCCGCCCAGATCATCGAGTCGCTCCTGGCCAACAAGAAAGTGACGCTCAACGGATCATGAGTTGGACCACCGCCTCAGGCTTTGAAGGCCCCGAATCCAATATCAGAGGCGATCAAGCTCGGACCAATCCTCCTCCCGGCGGAGGTCTCGGCTCGGATCTGCCCAGTTCCATCGCCGCCGGTATAGCCGCCGGGCTCCGGGGCCTGGAAGGCATCATCTCGAACCTGAACACCCAACAGCAGCAGACCAACCTCTTCCTGTCCCAGATGACCGGCAAGGCCACCCAGGGCGGCACCATGTTCGGGGGCGTGTGGGGACCCATGGGCGTGGGTGGCACCACCCACACCACCGGCAAAGGCACGGTGCCCACCGTCACGGCCAGGTTCGACATGCCCGGAGGCGGGTTCACCGAGGTAACGGACCCGTCCAGCCAGCGGGGTCAACCCGGCGCTCTGCCCACCAGGGCCATGACCATGGGCAGCCTGCGTACTCGGGCGGCTCGGGCCATCTCCACCACCGGATCGGGGATCTTCGGTCCTCGCCTGGAGAGCTACTACAACGAGAACACCAAGAAGATGGAGACCCACCAACTCATCCGCGACGCCGACGGCAACGTCAGATCCGAGAAGGTGGACGAAGGACAGGTGCCCAAGCTGCAGCGCGCCGAACGTGTCGGTAGCGCCTTTCAGGGGGCAGTGGGTCGAGCCGTGGCCGGAGAGGGGCTGGGTGGCGTCGGCCAGATAGCCACGGCCTTGCTCCCAGAGGGAGCCATGCTCGGGCTGGGGGCCGCCGGGGCGGTGGGTGCCGTCGGCTACGAGGGCGTCAAGATGATCCAGAACCAGCGGGCGCAGAACGCCCAGTACCAGGCCATCCTGGGCGGCTCTAACTTCTCCCAGTTCGGTCAGCGCATCTCCAGCGCCGCCTTCGGGATCCGCAATATGTTCAGCTTCGGCTCCGGGCAAGCCCAGGAGGCCTTCATGGGGGCCACCCAGTTAGGCATGCGGGGCCAGGAGCGCAACAGCGCCCTGAACATGATGGTGTCGAGCTTCAACTCCATGGGCATGAGCGTGGCCCAGTCCCTGGCCGCCATCACCGTCCAGGCCCAGAGCGGCTACGAGAACTTCAACGACCTGGAGAAGTCCCTCAAGGGGGTGTCGGCCGCGGCCAAGGACACCGCCCAGAACGCCGAGGCGGTGCGCCAGGGCTTTATCCAGACCTACCAGGGGGTGACCCAAAACGTGGGGGGCGGAGCCGGGACCCTGGGGGTGTCCACGGCTATCAGTAAGTTCCAAGCCAACCTGGGTCGTCAGTTCCAGGGCATGAACTTCAGCGGAGTAACCGGCAATACCCAGCTATACGAGATCGCCTCCGAACAAGGGATGAACTTTAACCAGGTGGTCCAGAAGATGGCCACCAATCCCACTTGGGGTGTTCAAGCAGTCAATAAGAACATCGATACATTCCTGAGTCAAGCTGGTGGTGGACAGGCTATAGCTAGCTTACGACAGCAGATGAAATCCGGTAAGTTCCAGGTCGGTGCAAATGGTCAGGTTGATCCGGCTCAACTGACAGGATTAGCCACCAATCTCCTGACCCAGCTTCCCAATGTTCAGGGCATCTCATCGATCTTGTCAGCGGCCGGGATCGACACCAGCCAGATGAACCCCATGCAGGTGGCTCAGGCCTTCATCGGCTACTACGCCCAGAATGGCCTCCAGGCTCCGGCCGCGGCTGGACCGCAGACTGTCGGCGCGGCCCAGCGACAGGCCTTGGCCGCCACCAGTGCCAACCCGGCGGCGGCGGCCGGTTCACCTGGTGGGGCAGGCAGTTCCACGGCGGCCCTGGGAGCGGCGGCCAAGGGCACCGGCCTCAAGGGTGGTGTCCAGATCGACGTGGGCACCATCACCGGGTCCAGTGGGGCCGAGAAGCTGCGTCGGCAGTACCTGGCCCAGATCGGCAAGACCGGACAGAACTCCACCATCATCGACCAGATGCTCAAGAGCAGCGCGGCCCAGAAGATGCTCTACCGGGTGAACACCTCGGACGGCTCCAAGGTGGTCAACTTCCAGGACCTGATCACTAACTACTCCGACCAGGCGGCCTCGGGTGGAGTGGAGATCGCCCAGGGCACCATGAACGGTCAGAACGTGGCCGGGCTGTCGGCGTCCTCCCAGTTCGGTGGCACCCAGGGCGATCCCGCTGCCTACGCGGCCGCCAATGCTGCGGCCTCCTCCAACCAGAAGCTCAAGGGCAAGGACCTCTCCGGCAAGCTCAAGACCGGGGAGGCGGCCACCGGCAAGGCGGCCACGCAGCTTCAGATCTCGGCCACCCCGCAACTCCAGCAGCTTCTGAGCTTTGCCGTCAACGGTCAGAGCGTGTCGGCCTCCAGCGCCACCAGCCTGGTGGCCCCACTCGGGCCGGTCAACCCCGACAGCATGGCCGGTAGCTCTCCGGCCAACTACAGCGGCTACACCGGGCAATAGTGCCGTCGTCTTACGCCCGCGAGAGCTTCCTCAACAGGAGTCTGTCCGGCGTTATGAATGCCTCTCTCAATGGCATTCCCATGAGGCTGAATCCCCTCACCCTGGAGCTTGACTATGTGGTGAAGACCTCGGAGATCCCCACTCTTGGCGGCATGGTGGTGCAGATCTTCGGGGTGGAGATGAGTGATCTGGTCGTCACCGGCACTTTCGGAGTGGGCGGTTACGTCGAGCAACTAACGTTCCTGAACCGGATGCTGGCTCTGGCCGGGTACCAGGCCAACCAGAGCTTCTCCACCGCCGGGGGACCGGTACGTTTCGTCTATCCCAATCGCAACTTCGATTTCATGGTCTATCTCAAGGACTACACCTCATCTGCCGGGATGGCCATCGACTACGAGAACACCAATATCGCCCCTGATTGGCAGCTAACGTTCTTCGTTGACGTTGATAATACCGGTGGGTCTTTGACCAGAGTGGCAGCCGATGCTTACATCCAGCGTCTCTCCCATGGGTTGGGGTACGATAGCGTCAATAAGTACAACGGCAATCTCAGCGTTGCTGATGTCGAGAAGTTCCTGGCCGCCCAGGGCTACGCCAACAACCTCGGGGGGTATCTGCAAGCGGGCTTCGGCAATCCCGTCCAGGTCCCGCCCAGCACCACCTCCAGCGACGGGACCACCGCGCCCGGCACCCCGGCCACCGGAGGCACCGGCCAGGGTCAGTACTCGGGGGCCAAGTGGATGCCGGTGGTCAACCACGGTGGGGCCATGTCCGCCCATGTCGGTCTGGTCCTGCACGTCTGCCAGGGCGACAACAGCCAGTACAACCACTTCAACACCCCCGGCGCGGGAGCGGTCTCGGCCCACTTCTGGGTGGCCAAGACCGGGGCTGTCGAGCAGTACGTGGACGGTGCCAACCAGGCCTGGCACGCCGTGGCCGCCAACGATTCCTACCTGGGGGTCGAGACCGAGGGCATGAACACCGACCCCCTCACCAACGCCCAGGTCAAGGCGGTGGCCGGGATCTACCAGTGGGCCGTGACCTCCTATGGGATCCCCAAGCGGCTGTCGGCCAAGCCGGGTGACGGTGGGTTCGCCTGGCACGGTGAGGGAGGCTCCGACTGGGGCGGTCACATCTACTGCCCAGGGGACCTTCGCAAGGCCCAGATGCCCGACATCTTGAAGCTGGTGAAGTGATGTCGTCCTACGCCCGTGAGAGCTTCCTGAACCGGTCCCTGTCGGGAGTGATGAACGCCTCCCTCAACGGGGTGCCCATGCGACTGAACCCGACCAGCGTGTCGCTCTCCTACACCGTCAAGACCTCGGAGATCCCCACCCTCGGGGGCATGGTGGTGCAGATCTTCGGGGTCGAGATGAGCGACCTGATGGTGACCGGGACCTTTGGCAAAGGCGGCTACATCGAGCAGCAGCAGTTCCTCAACCGCATGCTGGCCATCGCCAACATGCAAGCCGATCAGGGCCGGGCCGTCGCCTCTACCCCGTCCACCTCGTCTCATCCGGTGCGCTTTGTCTACCCCAATCGTGGCTTCGATTTCATGGTCTATCTCAAGGACTACACCTCAGCCGCGGGTATGGCCGTTGACTACGAGAACATCAACATCGCTCCCGACTGGCAACTCACCCTCTTTGTGGACTCCGATCTCACGGGTGGGGCGTTGACCAGGGTGGCTACCGACGCCTACATCCAACGCCTTTCCAACGGGCTGGGCTATGACGGCATGAACAAGTACAACGGCAACCTGCAGACCTCCGACGTGGAGCAGTTCCTGGCCCAGCAGGGCTTCGCTGACAACCTGGGCGGCTATCTGAACTCTGCCTTCGGCGGAGCCCAGCAGCAGCCCGCACAGAGCAACACAGGGGGCTCTGGGACCCCTCCAGCGGGTGGTGGAGACCCGGCCAAGGCGGCCGATCCCAACATGACCATCCTGGGACCGAACACGGCCACGGCCAAGCAGATCCTGAACTTCTGGGGCAGCCGGGGTCAGCCGTCCAAGCTCAAGGACACCATCCAGAACGTGATCGGCTGGTACCTCTCCGAGGGCAAGGCCCAGAACGTGCGCGGCGACGTGGCCTTCGCCCAGGCCATCTGGGAGACCGGCTACTTCACCAACGACGACACCAGCCTCAACAACTACGCCGGGATCGGCCATCCGGTGAGCGCCCCCTCGGGCCTGGACTTCTCCAGTCCTCAGAACGGGGTGCGCGCCCAGATCCAGCTTCTCTACCGGGTGGTCCAGGGCAACTCCGCTCCGCTGGCCGAACCGGTGGTGGCTCCTACCTGGGGCGGCAAGAACGTCCCCACCTGGGCCGGGCTGGGTGGCAACTGGGCGGCCGACACCACCTACCCCAAGGACATCATGAGCGTCTACGGACAGATCCTGGCAGCGAGTACAACATGACTGCCAGCGCCAGCAATGCCAGCAACTATTGGATCGCAGACACGCCCATCTCCATGCCTGCTCCACCGACTACACAACGACCTGTCGTCCATGAGTTCAAGGACACTGGCTTCGGGCTTACCACTTATGGATTGACGGTGGTTATGACCGAGGCTGACCGAGACGAGATGCTGTCGGGATTCCTGGGACCATCGGGGGGAGTGCCCTGATGGCGGGCGAGAACATGACCCTATCGTGGGGCTCTGGTAGCACGGCTACTTCTTACGCCGTCAAATGCAACCGAATCCTCTTCGGTCCCAACATCATCTCCACTCAGGACTCCGGCCAGGGAGGACCCCGCTACGGTGGCTTCGGGGCCAAGGCTATCTACGTGCGTCAGTACTTCATGAGTACGGTGGGCATCACCATTGTTCAGACCACCTGGGAAGATCGGGAGAGATTCGTCAACTGGTGTATCAACTACGCCAAGTACATTTCTAGTGGAGCCAACTATCCTATGCGGATGAGAGGACCCAGGGGATTCGACTTCTATGGGTTTCTTACTGAGGGATTTGATCGTACTAATACTGTTCAAGATCTGGCCTATACCATGAATCTTACCTTCCGGGGATGTCAACCGACCATCAGAGGAGTCATAGGGTTCGCGGCGGGATCAATAGCCTCCAAGCCGAAGAGCATCGGAGGGGCCAACTCGCAGTTCTATCCCTTCGAGAGCCTGCAGGGAGGTCCGGCGGTGTCGATCGAGGCCAAGCTCTACGACAACATCACCGATGACTCCAAGGGCCTTCCCATCTCGTTGCCCACCGACGTGACCGGTGGTCCCCCTCCCTCCCCGGTCAGCACCTCGATTCCTGGTCATCCTGGCAAGGGAGAGGCCTGATGGGGGTCTTCGCCTACTCACCCAGCATCAGATGTGAGATCGCCACGGCCTCGGGCACTGTCGATGTCTCCGAGGACATCACCCAGGGCACGGTGCAGCTTCGCGAGAACGGCCTGCACACCATGAGCCTGGGCCTGCTCAACAAGCGGCGCAAGTACGACCGGGCCTTCTCCCCCAACGACCGCTTCGTGATCTACATGAAGCGGGTGCGCGAGATGCTGGTCATGACCGGCTACCTCAACGTGGTGCCCTTCGTGACGGCCTGGCAGCGGACCATCATCATCACCGGGTCCTGCGCCAACAAGCGGCTCCTGTACCACTACTGGGATCCCGGCACCATCGCGGCCATGGACCTCTTGATGCACAACGGAGCCATGGGGGATCCCGCCAACGGAGCCGATGGTGGCATCTCTCAAAAGATGGAGGCAATCCTCACCCAGGTGTGTGGACTGAAGAACTCCGAGATCCACATCGGGCAGATACCACCAGCTTGGATGAACAAGATCGCCGCCTTGTACAACGCCGTCGAAGGCCAGTTCGGCAGCTATTACGACGCTCTGGGCGGCAATAACACTCAGGGATCCACCACTGCCGCCAATGGTGTCACCACCAACTCCACCAATCCCATCAAGACCTTAGGGAAAGCCCGGAACGACGTGCCCAAGGGGGTCGAGCTTCCTACCACCCTGGGTCCGGTGACCAGCGCGGCTCCATTGACCACCGGCATCCAGCCCGAGAAGGGCCACTTTTGGATCGCCATGCAGTGGGGCTTCCGGTTGCCCCCGGACGGCACCAAGAACACCCCCGGCATCGACAAGGTCAAGGTCACGGCCTGGCTGGCCAAGCGCAAGATGATCGTGGCCAACCCCAACTCCAACGCCGCCGCCATCGTCTACACCGTGGGCTGGGGACCCAAGCAGGTCAGCAAGCCCCCTCAGCCCTTGGTGTGCATGGACTCGTACCTGATGTCGTCACTGGGGCTCACTGAGGGCGACTACGTCTCGATCGCCTGGGTCGATCCCGCCCAGGAGGCGGCCCAGAAGTTCGGGATGATCTCCGGCACGGCGGCCACTACCGGAGCCGGATCGGCAACCGGTGGCGACAATGCTTACACCGGGTCGAGTACGGGACAGATCGCAGTCGTTTCCGTAGCCGGTCTCAACGCCGCTAACTACGCCACTGGCCTTTGCAATCACACGCCTCCCATCCCTTATGTCAGTGGTGGTGTCGGTCCTAACGGCTATGACTGCTCCGGTTTGACCTCACAAGCGTGGCTACATGGTGGAAAGATCGAGATCCCTCGTACCTCTGAACAACAATACACCGCTCTGCATGTCCCCAATATGACGGTGGCTCAGCTTGAGCCCGGTGATCTGATCTTTTACGAGATGCGCTCGGATGGTCCCGGTCATGTCACCATGTGGGTCGGTAACAATCAGATGGCCGAGGCTCCCCAGACCGGCCAAAACCTCCATATCACCGATTATCGCACCGACTCAGTAGGGTTTGGACGGCCCTCGGATGCGGCGGCCAAGGCTGGTACTACCACGGTTCCTGTCGGTAGCACGGCGGCCGGAGCCACCGGGGGCACTGGCACTGCAGCCACGCAGCAGCTAATCACCGAGTGGGATTGGTTCGGTCAAGGCTATGATCCGCTCTCCGGGATATTGGCCGGGGTACGCTCTCTGATGAACGACTCTCCCATCCTGCCTTTCATCGACATGATGGCCAAGGCCTCGATGCGATCCTGGTGCGCGGCTCCCAACGGTGATTTCATCAGTTGGTTCCCGGACTATTTCGGGGTGTATCAGACGGCCGGGATCATGGATGTCACCAATGTTGAGCTACAGGACTTCACCATCGTTTGGTCCGACGAGAGCTTGTTCACCCACCAGTTCACGGCCGGAACCTACGCCCCCAGCGTCTTCGGCTCTGCTCCGGGTGGCCCGATAGCTATCGGCAACATGGTCCAGACCATGGGCATAGCCACCGTGCAGACGCCGGATGTCCTCAAGGCCCTCCTCAATCTGAGCGAGGCCGATCTGGCCCCCAATGGATCCGGCTCGGTACTGATCAAGCAGATCCTGGACCGCTTTGGGGTACGACCCAACTTCACCCCCATGCAGACCATCGTCGGCCACCTGGCTGAGTTCTGGTATGCCCTCTACCTATTTCAGTTGAACTGGGCCAGCCAGTTCAACACGGTCATCCCCATCACCTTCATGCCTGAGCTTTACCCCGGCATGCTGTTGCGCCTCAAGCAGTTCGGCTTCCAGTGCTACGTCACCGGGGTGACCCACTCCTTCAACCTAACCCAGGGCGGTGGGTTCAAGACCGATGTCAACGTGATCGCCCCGTCCGCCACCGACAACTCCGGGCTCTACGGAATGGCCAAGGGAGGGTTGACCGCACTCGTATGACCTCTCCCCACTCCCGTAACCCTCAGGCCGTCGCTGTGGCCAACAGCGCCGCCCAGATCACCCGCTACTCGGTGGTCGTCACCGCCATCGATCATTCCAGGGTCGGTCAGAACCAGACCGATCCCATGGGCATCGCCACCACCATCGACAGCTTCGGCAAGTACCGCCAGATCGGCGTGTCCACCATGGTGGGCTCGGGGGCCTACCCGCAGGTGGGCGAGCAATGGATCGTGGACCAGTCCCTGGGGGCCTGGACCTTTCTGTCGCGCCAGAACCCGGTGTTGCCGGTCCTCCTGATGGGTCCGACCATCGTGCTACCCCGCAGCCCTTCGACCCCGGCTACTCCGCCCGACGGCGGCATCCTCTACGTGGAACACGGGGATCTCTACTTCCTCGATCCCAACGGGGTCCCGAACCCTCTGACCTCCCCACCACCGAACTTCGAGTTCACGGTGCCGGGGCCGATCACTCTGGCCGCGTCGGCGGCCTGGGTGCCCTTGCCTGCGCCGGGGCTCACCGGCTCGTTCACTCTCAATCATAACTGGCTGTGTCAGATTTGTGTCTCGGCCTACATCGACACCGTTGTCAACAACAATCAGATCAACCTGGACTTCCAGATATCGGGAGCCAACAGCATCGCACCAGGGTCACCTCCACAGAATGTGTTGCGCGTCGGTGGTAAGAGCGAGACGGCTACGACTGCTTCTCTGACCACTTTCTATTCGTTTCTAAAGGGAACTTCGACTATTACCGCCTATTACACGGCCCAGGCCGCCGGTGGTTTGGCCAGTTATTACACGATTGATGTGGTCGGTGTCGGGTTGCTGCGTTGAGAAAGGGATGGGATGTTCACCTTACAGGTTCAAAACGGTGATCTGCAGATCGGTGCGAATGGGTTTGCTTCGCTCAATGGTCCCTCGAAGGTCTACCAGGACTTGTCCCTGGCTACCCTGGAGCCCTACGGATGTGATCGATTCCATCCGAGATGGGGCTCATTGCTGGGCAACTATATCGGTGACGCCATCACCTTGGTCGATGAGAACCTGATCATGGCCGAAGTGGCCCGACTGGTGAACAACTACATGATGGTGCAGCAGGACAACATCTCCACCGAGGTATCCAGGGGCCTGCAAAGCCAGTACGCCAGCAATGAGGTGGTGGGCTCCATCGAAGCCATCAATGTGACCCAGCAGGCGGACAGGCTGATGGTCTCGGTGCAGATCCTGACGGTGTCAGGACAGCAGGTGACCCTCCAGAACGAAGTGAGCCAAACCTGATGCCCCTTAACACCCTTGTGTTCGTCAACGGAGTGCGCCGCCCGGAATACCGCGCCTGGCAGAGCATGAAGTATCGATGCTTGGATCCGAACGCTCGTCAGTTCCGTAACTACGGAGCTAGAGGTATCCAAATCTGTGATCAGTGGATGGTCTTCGCCAACTTCTTTGCTGACATGGGTGAACGTCCTGGGCCAGCGTACAGCATCGACCGGTTCCCTGATCTCCATGGGGACTATGAGCCCGGTAACTGTCGATGGGCCACAATCATCGAGCAAAACAGGAACAAACGTACCAACGTTATCCTGACTTTGCATGGTGAATCGCATCCCATGTCTGAATGGGCGGAGATCACTGGAATCCATGTGGATACCATCAGGAGAAGAATCGTAGTTTACGATTGGTCTGAAGAGGAAGCTCTGACCATTCCTGCTCGACTCGGACAGAGGAGGTAGGGCCATTCCTACGCAGACCGATGTCGCCAGCCAGATCGTATCCGCCCTGGGGGTGACCATCCCCGACCTCGACACCTCGATCGGCACCCCCACCCGCAAGATCATCGACGCCGTGTCCGAGGTGATCGCAGAGGCGTATGTCGATCAGTTCTTCCTGGGCTACAACTACGACATCGCCAGCCTGACCGGGGCTTCGCTGGACGACTTCGTGAACCTGTTCGGCATGACCCGTTTCGCGGCCCGGCGCGCCACCGGAGTGGCCACCTTCGCCGTTCCCCAGGCCGCCGTGCAATCCACCTCGGTGCCCTCGGGGACGGCCATCGCCACCAACGACAGTCCGGCCGTCATCTTCACCACCCTCATCACCGCGGTGCTACCCATCGGCGCAGTCTCCATCGACGTGCCCATCATCGCCCAGGTAGGGGGATCGGCGGGCAACGTGCCCCCCAATGCCATCGTCAACTTCGGCACGCCCCTGAGTGGCTTCTCCAACGTGGCCAACACCAACGCCACCTTCGGGGGATCCGACGCCGAATCCGACGACGCCCTGCGGAACCGCTTCGAGAACACCGTCTTCCGCAACATGGCCGGGACCGAGCAGATGTTCCTGGGGGTGGCCCAGGAGAACCCCGCCACCGTCCGGGCCAACGTCATCGGGGCGGCCAAGACCCATCTGGAGCAGGTCCAGATCGTCAACACCAAGGGCCAATCCACCATCCAGGCGGCCCAGTACGTCTACCCCATCAACTACGTCTTCGGGCCGGACATCGACAACCAGAACATCCTGAACCCCGGCATCAACTACACCTTCGACCCCACCACCTTCGCCATGACGGCCCCAACCTTCGCGGTCGCCAACCTGGCCCTGGTGGCCTCGGGTGGCACCTTCGCCAGCGGGGTGGCCCGGTTCTACCGCATCGCCTGGGGCAACGACTGGGGCACCACTCCGGCTTCGGCTGAGGCCACCATCACCACCAACGCCGTCAACCAGGGCATCCGGCTGACCATCCCGACCCCACCATTGATCGCGGAATGGGTCTACATCTACGGCTCTTCCACCACCAATACCGAGGTCCTGCTGGCCATCATCCCGGTCAGTCAGACCACCTGGACCGACAATGCCTCCTACACCGGCACCCAGGCTTATCCCACCGTGAACACGGCCGGATACTCACCTACCATCACGTCCATCGATCCGGTCAACTGCCCGGATGGCATCTACGATTTTCAGTTCTCATACGTGCCGCAGGCGTCGCGCAACAACCCCGCCAATGGCATCACCAACAAGATCGACATCTATGTCCAGGGCGACGACGAGCAGCAGGCCAATGACACCGTCATCTGGTCCGGGGCCGTCACCTTCAACTCGGTGGCCAACGACCCCATGAACTTCACCAAGTACATTCACCCTGATCTCACCCGGCCTACGCCGGGCAACTACTTCCTGCCGTTGACCTTCGCCCCAGTCACGGTGCTTCCGGCCACCATCACCGTCTCCGCCATCGGCGGCACGCCGGTCAGCCAGGCTCCCTCCCAGGTGGGCTCGATCATCTACGCCTCCGACGCCGGGACCGGCACCGAGGTGGGAGCCCTGACCTACTACCTGGGGGTCGATTACTTCCAGGTCAACAACGCCACCAATCAAGGTGGCAGCCCCCACTCGATCTCCGGCATCGAGTGGCGCTCGGTGGCCAACGGCGGCAACCCGGTGCCACCGGCCAACTCCCTGCTACCGGTGACCTACAACTACAACGCCGTGCCACGCGAAGTGGAGACGGCCATGAACCTGTGGCGGCTGGTGACCACTGATCTGTGGGTCCACCAGGCCAAGCAGATGATGCTCAACACCACCTTCGTGGTGGTCCTGGCCTCCGGCTACACCGCCGCCACCGTGCTGGGCCTTATCCAGACCGCGGTGCAGGGGGTCATGAGCGTGGTGGGCTTCGACGGCATCCTGTCAGCCTCGGAGGTCCTCACGGCGGTGGGCCAGGTGGCCGGGGTACTGGCCGTGCGCTTCGCCACTCAGGCTGACGCCACCGCGGCGGGCTCGCCCAACTGGGCCATCCAGCAGGTGAACTCGGCGGCCGGGATCATCCAGACCTTCGCCTACGCCAACCGGGTCACCGACGTGTACTTCCCCGACGACACCGTCCCGGTCTTCAACGCCACCAACCTGTACGTCCGAGCCTTCAACACCTACATGGTCAACGCCTGAGAGAGGCCCTCATGAGCGATCTGACGCCCCCAGGGCAGCTACAGCTACAACCGGGCACTCCGGGGTCCGCGAGCCTGCAGACGGTCACCCAGCCCCTCCTGCTGCCACTCCAGACCGATCAGCGGTTCCGGCACTTCCCACCCCAGACCTACGACCTGTCCCCGCACTCCAACCTGGTCCGGTTCCTGCGGGTGCTGCTGGGCGATGCCGGGGCCGGGCAGCTACGCAAGCGACTGGTGCTGTCCCGGCTGGGCCAGGCCCTGTCGGGGTCGTACTTCTACGACCTGGACAGCTTCTACGGGGCGCTGTTCGGCATGACTCGCGAGCCCGAAGAGCAGTTGCCCATGAACCCCTACACCGACACGGCGTCCAACAGTGATTGGCGCGACGCGGCGGCGCTCGATGCCAGTTACCGCCAGCGGCTGTTCCAGTTCGGTCGAGCCATCGCCTACGGCCCCACCCCGGTGGGCATGCGGTTGATCGCAGAGGCCATCCTGTCGGTGAACTGCGACATCTACGAGAGCTTCGTCTACGCCGCCAACACGGCCATGACCTACCTGCAGTTTCAGTCCATGATCTATGGGCCAGCCAATCCCAATCCTCCACCACCTTCATTAGAGAACTACACCTACGCCCAGCTTGAGGGTTACACCGGTAATACTCCCAATGCGTTGCTGATGAAGCAGTTCATCATCTCGCCGCATCGGCCGGTCACCCAGGCGGAGATGTACAACGTGCTACAGGTGATCGAGCAACTGAAGCCCGCCGATGCTATCGCCCAGGTGATCGGTCAGAGTCCGCAGGTGTACAATCCGGTGGCGGTGGCCGGGGTATGGGCTGACTCGAACTACTGGGAGATCGAGCCTGCCGTCACGGTCACCTCGACGGGCGCGGCCGCCCCCTATGGAGCAGTCGCGCCGGGGACGGTGCTGGAGCCCTCGGTGCCGCCGTTCAACAGCTACCAGGGTGAGCAGTGGTTCTACAACAAGGATATCTCCGGGGCCTTGTCGTACCTCCAGGACTTCTCGCAGAACGTGCTGGCCAACACCGACACCCAGCGCATCGTCTGGTCGGATGGGACCTACACCGACTACCTGCCCACCAATGCCCCGCTGCCGTGGTGGATGGCGCTGCTCGGGCGCTACTCCCAGGATGGGGTCATGGCCATCAACGCCCTCTCCGGGCGGGGCACCGTCAACTCGCCAGTCAGCCTGTCCGAACTCACCTTCGACGGCCTCGACGTGGACGCCCTATTGTCCGCCCTGGGCCAGCAGAACATCAACAACCTGCAGCTATCCAGTGACTCCCTGAGCTTCTGGGCCACCGATGCTCGTCCTCAGGACAATGATGACCGCGAGATCCTGGAGATCCGCTTCGGCTCCTCTCACAACATCAATGCCGTCTCTCTTGATGTGGCTCATTTCCCTCAGCATGTCTCGGTCCAATACTTCGATAGTCCAAGCGGAGCCTGGATCTCGATGCTGGAGCATGACATCATTGATTCCGTTCCAACAGTGCTGGTAAATAACGAGGACTATCTCTTCGCCAAGACTCATCCCCAGCACTACGGGCCGGATCACTGGTTCAATCTGGCCACCAAGATCCTGCCGGTGAACACCCAGCGCATCCGGGTGGTGCTGCAGAGAAGAGACGGTCGCGGGCCGGTCTACAGCTACAACACCACCCAACCGGCGGCTAACGGAGGCTGGGTCACCCGTCAGATACCGGTGCCGTACTCCCTGGCCGTGCGCCGATTCAAGGCAGGCTTCTCCATCGAGGGAACCGACGACCTGCCTATCCCCCACCTGCCCGCCACCCAGGTCATCGGGGTGGGCTCGGACATCATCGGCAGCCCCATCAGCTACTCGCTGTACATGGAGGAACCGGCCAACGCCATCAAGACCAATCCGGTGCAGTGGCGCTGCGCGCCTCAGCCGCTGGCCTCGGCCGTGGTCAACTTCTACCTGGACGTGCGGACCAACACTGGAGCCGCTCAAGTTGTGGATCGGTTCTACATCGACCCCACCCATCTCGGGGTCCACGCCACCCTGTACTGGTCCAACAGCACCCCCACCGCGGCGCAGCGCCACGTTGCCCAGGACACTCCGTTGCTCTACCCGGCCAGCAACATCGTCGGCAACGTGGCCCATGTCCCCACCGGACTGCAGTTCCCCATCGGGACCGGGACCAACGGCTATGTCGATGTGCCCAACTGGGCACTGCAATGGGATCCGGTTCAAGACTGGTGGGCTGGACTGGCCTTCCTGGCCAACCTGGCTCCCACCACCGGGGTGCTACCCCTCATCGACCTGCTGGGCATTCAGGTGTCCTACGCCAACGGGGCCTTCTGGATCGCCCCCAATGACGGCAGTCCTCCCATCTCCCTGGCCGTCGCCTTGCCTCTGGGAGCCATGATCCACCTGCTGGTCGGTTACACGGCAACCCAGGGCTGGACCATCGCCTATCGCATCGAGACCAACGACCCGGTCATCCACGTTGTCAATCAGGTGCGCGGTTCGGCTCTAGGCCAGATCGATACCGGCAACACCTCGGCTCAGTGGCATGTGCAGACGGGTACTGGCTTCGGTTCGAGCAGTGTCCAGGGCAACCCCGGCCCCAGCTATGTGGTCCCGGCCCACACCGTGGTGTCGCGCAGCGTCGGCCCCCAGACCACCTACGCCTACGACGTGTGGATCCCGACCGGTGGGCTGGCTAACTTCTACTTCGGTTGCAACGTCTCCGGTCAGGGCTACATGGCCCGCGTCGATACCCGTGGGACGGCCTCGGGGATCGCCACCACCACCTCCTGGACCTCTTGGGGGGCACCCATCGGCATCACCGGTATCACCGCCAACGTTTGGCATCATGTGGTCATCACTGTCAACGGGACCACCTCGGTGATCATGACCATCGATGGGGTGGTGGCCTATAGTGGGAACCTGAGTGGAACGCTCGGTCCTATGGGGTCGTATATCGGACTGAATAGCGATATTATCAACACCAACTATTATGACAATATCCAGCTTTCCGGTACCAAGTATCCCAACATTCGCATCGGTGGTTTCAACGATAACTCGGTGGTGGCCACCTCGGGGATGATGCTGCACAACCTGGTGGTGAAGAACGAGACGCTCACCACCACCACCGTCAACGACTTCCTGTTCAATACCCTGCCGTACTGCTCCAAGGGGAAGTTCGCCTCCCAGGACCAGGGCAAGACCGTCAACGCCTACTTGCGCTTCAACCCCAGCTTCATCTCCACCGACAACCCCTCGGGCATGGTCGGGGGCCAGCCCGCCTTCTACCCGGACCTGTTCTGGACCCCGGTGGCCGGGGACTACCTGCTCACCACCGGCTACCTGAAGGTGCCACCCATCCTGGCCAAGTTCTGGAAGGTCGAGATGACCAACCTGGCCCCTGAGCCCTATGAGGGGTTCCTGCCCACCCAGGTCACGGTCCAGACCTTCTCGGCCACCACGGTGGCGGCCTCCACCACGGTGGCTTCCACGCCTGGCTATCAGGGCACCATGGACCCCGGCACAGCCACCCTCATCGGTATAGGGCAGGGTCAGAACCCCTGGATCAACTCCGGGACCGGGGGAGCCCCGCTCAACACGATGGCCTCCAGCCTGCAGATGAGCCCTACTCAGGTCATGGTGTCCAAGGACCCCGGCGCGGCCCTGCAGATCGGATCGGCCTCCTGGCTGTACAACTTCACCGACATCCGCCAGGGCATGAACGCGCCTCGCTTCGCCAGCCCGAGCTTCCACACCTATCAAAACTCTGATGTGGCCTACACCGCCAAGGTGGCCTTCTTCTGCGGATTCAAGCAGATTCAGGCGGTGAGAACATCGGTGTTAGCCCAGAACGATGCTGATGTTTACTACGAGTATTTCCTGGATGATATGTTCATCGAGTCCAACACCTTCCAGCAGAACCCCGGTGATCTGTCCACGCCCATCGACCCGGCGCTGACGACCAGCCTGCCCAATGTGGCCCAGTCGGTCAGCTTCATCTCCACCCATGACGTGACCAGTCTGCAGTTCGCCACCATCCAGTCGGACGCCGTCCAGGTGGTCCTGGACGACGACATGCGGAACCAGGCCCTCAGCAGCACCTCCTGGCTCGACATCGGTACCTGGCATGCGGTGGGCGACGTGACCCCCTTACAGGTCACCTACCTGACCGGCAACCACTCCATCGTCTTCTCCCGCCAGAGCGGGCCTCCTCCCGCGGCCCAGAGAGCCGGGGGTGCGGTGCATGGGATGATCGAGCCCCTCATCGAGCCACCCCTGGAGACCTTCGGGACCTACGTCCTGCAAAACGTGCTGTCGCCCGAGGACTCCTCCTTCGAGGGTGGCACCATCGGTGATTACGTCGGGACTAGCTGCACCTTGACCAACTCGACGGCTCAGGCCGAAGACGGCACGCATTCATTGGCTCTGACCAATACCATTGTTGGTGATATGTATGCGCGTTTTCCGCATACTACCGTTCCCATTCCCATAACACCGGGTCAAACGTATACTATTCGTGCCGGTTTTCGTGCAAATACTACGGCTCGAAGCGTGGGTGCTTATATTCAGTGGTACAACGCTGCGGGTACTATGATAAGCCAAGCCGCTACCACTACGGTCAGCGAAACTCTGGGAGTTTGGACTGACAGCACCACCACAGCGGTAGCTCCGGCCAATGCTGTCACGGTCGATCTCCTTCTCTATGTGTTTGGGGCCGCGCTTAACGAGGTCCACTATGTCGATAAGGTCTCCTTTGTCGCTCCGGTGAAGCTCTCCAACGCAGGCCAGGCCGCCCTCACCTACGGTGGGATCTGCTCTGCTCCACTGCTACTCTCGCCGGGCGGGCGGGCCTGGGTGGCGGTGCGCTACACCGTCATCAGCGGGCTGACCTCACCGCTGTTCGTGCAACTGGTGGACACCGTCACTGGTCGTCTGATCTGGCAGGCCCAGACCTCGGGAGCCCAGGGGGCGGTGACCGAGTTCATGGCCGTCTATGACATCGGCTCGGTGCCCAATGTCAACGTGGGTGACGCGCTCTTTGTGCAACTGGTCCAGGACGGCAAGACCAACGACGTGATCTCGGTCGATACGCTCTCGGTCTTCGATGAGTCCATCATCTGGGAGTTCTCGGTGGATGGCGGCACCACCTTCTGGCAGGGTCTGGACAACCGCAACAATCCCAACGGGGTGGTGCGCTTCCCCATCCCCTCTCAGCAACTGGTCTGGCGTTGCACCTGCTACCGGGAGTCCATGCACATCTCGGCCCTGCAGATCCGGCCCATCTACGAGGGCCAACTCAACGTGGACGCCAAGCCCTTCATGCAAGGGCCAAACCTGTCGGTGTTCGACACCACCCCGGACATCTACACCGACCCCATGTTCACCCAGTGGAGCAACCCGGTGCCGCGCTGGTGGTTCCTGGCCTTCAAGCAGTACCCGAACCTCTTTCCTGACGGTGTTCCCATCGTCAACGTCTTCTCCAACTTCTACAGCCGGACTACCGCTGACAATCTCGCCGCCTCTCTCACCGACTCTGCTACGGGTAAGGTTACCGCTAATCCCAGTGCCTTCGAGTTCTTTGGCACCGACAATCCTATGAGTGATTCCGCCACCTGGATCAATGGTCATTTCACCAGGCAAAGTACGGATGATCTCTCCGGTACCTTCGGTGACTCTGTGAGCTTCTTCGTTGTCACCCCGGCGCAATACGACAACCTCATCTCTCCGACCATCCACAAACAGATCATCTAAACCGAGTGGAGGTCCGGCGGTTAGCGGTGATAGGATCTGCTCAGGAGGTGAGTTGGATGTCGTTGCTGGAGGTGCGCCTGAATGTGACCATGGCACGGCTGCGGGTCATCGAGGAGGCTCTGCACGGCCAGCATGAGTGGTCTATGCGCTTCGTTAGCGCCAATCCCACCTGGCAGATCGAGGCCCAGGTCCACTTCTCCGACCAGGGGGTGCAGTTTCTCACCCCGGTCCCGGCTGGCATCAGCTATACCACCGTCGAACTGCTCATGGATGACGAGGTCGTTTTGGTTTGCACCGACCCTCATCACTCGGATCATCCTTACCTGTATGTCTGGGGCTTAGATCTGGAGAGTTTCTCCTCAATAACGTGACCTACATCGCCCCTTTTGACCTGAAGCCCTTTCAGGTCGATCTGGTGGTCCAGGGACTGAGCCAGCCATCGCTGTGCATCGGTGCCGACTGCGGGGCAGGTAAGACCGCCATCGGCCTGTGCATCGCCTGCATGCTCTTGGACGAGGGCCAGATCGACCACGTCCTGCTGGAGTGCGAGAAGGGCAAGCTGGACGAGTGGGAGCAAGACCTGCGGACCTTCACCCGAGCATCGGTCGGTGTGCTGAGTGGGGGTCCGCAGAAACGCCTCAGTGTGATCACCGACCCGCCCCAGATCATCCTGGGGGTCTACGAGACTGTCCGGGGTGAGATCGCCGTGCGGGAGAAGATCCGCCAAGGAGGACGCGAGCGCAACAAGCTCATGCCGGGGCCGCTGGCCCAGGCCCTGGAGGGCAAACGGGTCCTGCTCATCTGGGACGAGGCCACGGCCAAGCTGGGCGCGGATCGGGGCTCGGCCATGTACAAGCACCATGAGCTATTGGTCAAGATCCTGCGGAAGAGCGGCTCGGTGCGGGTCCTGCCCACCACCGCCACCGTGGTGGACCGCGACCCCGAGGGCTGGTTCAACCTGGCCCGGCTCATGGACCCCCTCTCGGCTGGGCGGGTGGAGGACTTCGAGACCTACCACGTCGGCCGGGACCGCTATGGCAAGGCCATCGTCTTCAAGTGCCTGACCCCCGAGGACTGCCCGCCGGGAGTGCCATCCCTGCAGGAGAAGATCGGCCATTTGGCTGTCTTCAAGTCCAAGTTCGATCCTGACATTGCCTCATATTTCCCCAAGATCGCCCCGCCCATTTCCACCTACGTGGACCTGGGTGAACGCCATCAGGAGTTCTACGAGATCATCGCCCAAACCGACGAGGACCATCGGGGCGATTATGCCTGGTCGCGTCAGCTATTCGGGGTGTTGCGCCAGATCGCCGGTCATCCGCTGTCCCTGGTCCGCTCGGTGGAGCTAGCCCGCCAGGAGAGGCGGGATCTCCCCCAGGTAGCCTCCATGATCGTGCGAGAGGTGGGGGAGGCGGGCCTGGAGGCCCTGGGTGCAGCCAAGCTGGACGTACTGGTGGACCGGCTCAAGCGGGACGTGAGAGGCGTACAGGCTGTTTGCTTTACCTTCTACGGGCAGTCACTTCTTCCGTTGATCGAGGAGCGTCTGATCAAGGAGGGCTTCGAGGTGGTGGTCAATCATGGCGGGCTCAGCTACCCTCAACGTCGTAGGGCCATGGCTGACTTCCGCGACGGTGCCCAGATCTTCCTGTCCTCCGACGCCGGGTGCCGAGGCATCAATCTGCCCGAGGCCCAATGGGTCATCAACTACGAGATGCCCCTGACTCATTCGAAATGGTGGCAACGTTGTCACCGAATCAACCGACTCGATAGTAAATGGCCCACCACCTTTGTCATTGATCTGATCGCCCGTAACACTATCGAAGACGGCATCGTAGGACTGGGGCTAAAGCGCCATGCTTGGTCGGACAAACTCACCGATGATAACGAGGATGGCTCCAACTATCTTTCCGCAGACATTCGCAAGCGGTTGATGAGGATCAGTCGCAAGCAAGGAGTGTGATGACCGCTACTGCTATCATGGATCCGATTCGTGAGCGCATCCCCCGTCTGCTGGATGAACTCTCCTTCGGAGAGGATCTGCAATGGGAAGCCAACTGTCAGCTTCAGCCCATCCCCGGTGGCATGGCCCCCATGGTGGGCATCATCCTGGTCATGAACTCACCCATCCTGGGCCAGGAGATCCTGGGGGCCGCGGCCGTCCCGTTGGGCTTGGCCCAGAACGATGAGACGCTCCTCGGTCAACTGCGTCAGATGTGGGAGGGCCTGTGTTCCCAGCGCTCGCAAATGCTGGGCCACGCCAATCCTGGTGGCCCGATCGTCCTACCCCCGACGAACGGCAACCAGCCTTGATCATCAACCTTCGCAAGCGCTTCGAGATCGCCGTGGGCAAGGTGATCGGGGAGAGCTTCTCCGATGGTCCAGAGGACGTGGCTTGGTGGGTGGGCCTGGGCGAGATCAACCTGGGTCCCTGCGATACTTGCGGCAGTGATGTGATCAAGATCTGCGCCCGTATCCACCTCAACATCTACGATAATGAGGAGGCCAGTCTGGCGGAGCTAACCGCTGATCTTCCTACCATGTTGAATCCCGGTGATATCCGGGCTGCGACCAGGGAGATGGTGGATGGGTATCGCATCTCGGCCCTGGAGGAGAGGCTGGCCGGTCATGATCACAGTCGCGAACCGGAGGCTTGACGGGACCACTTGAGGTGGTTTACCCTGCCCGGTGCATAGCTGTACCGGTCGGGCAGCCTTGGACGCTACTAAGGAGTGCTGCTTCCAAGGATCCCGCTGTTTGAGTTCCAAAAGTCCAGCCAGGCGAAGTCCTGACGGGCTGTCTGACCACTCGGTACAGGGCGATCACCTCTCTTTCGCGAGGAGGGTGAGCGTCAGATCCTCCTCCACCGGAGGATCGGCTCCGACAGGGAGCCAGGCTTTCGCGCCCATCCGCGGATACCCGGCTCCGGGAGTCGCTTGGCTTGGCCGGAGGCCAGACCCCTCTGCCTTTCGATGCCGCCGCAGGCGGCGGCTTCTCAGGAGGGCTTTTAAACCGTCCTTTGAAGTTCAACTTCTAACTTATATAGATTCGCGTAAGAGCTTGTCTATTAAGGCCAATAGCGCAGCGGGCCGGACAAATCGGACAGACCGGCGCTCTCTAGGGTTGCTTGACAATCGGGACAGGACCTGCTAAGCTCTCGGCCGGAGAGCCCTGGTCTGTCTCCCCTGGTAAACGGCCGTTTCCTCCCTCTCGGAGGTCGGGGAGCGTTGCCCCAGGGAGGCTCAGCAGGTCAGGGCTCTCCACTTAAAATCCACCACAACATGGAGATCCCATTGCCAGTCAACATTGAGATAACCGACGACGAGATTCTCGTCACCGCCGAGAACGGCACCAGGGTGCGCCTGTCCCGTCAGGACGGCGTCATGATCCCGCCCCTCAAGGCCAGTGACCTGCCGCGCGCTCGGGCGCGTCGAGTCGCTCAGAGCCTGCCGGACCAGGTCAAGGTCAGCCCCCGCTGGATCCTCCATGTGGGCGACTTCGTCCTGGGCCAGCACAAGCCCGGCGGCCGCAAGTTCCGAGCCAAGGTCCGGGCCATCAAGGTCGAGAACGGCACCACCTACGTCCAGGTGGCCGATCCCCGCAACGGCGGCACCTACCTGCTGCCTCTGGACCGCCTCACCCGGCTCTCCCGCAAGGCCCTGGCCTCATGACCGGCTTCGCGGACGGCAAGACCAACTGGCCGCCCAAGCCGGGCCTCCAGGGTGATTACCGCGACACCTGCATCGTCTGCCTGCGGGCCACCGACACGGCCATGGCCTTTCGGGGTGAGGGCGAGTTCCTGGCCGCCGGGCTCATCTGCCTGGGCGTGCCCCACGATGACGCCATGCGGATCGCCTCGCAGGCTTCCGGTGACAATGCCGACAACCTGACCATGCGGATCCAGGTCTGCGCTCGCTGCGTGGCCAAGGCCAAGCCCAACTTCCCGGCTCCCAGGGTCCACATGCAGGGGGCCAACATCCCTCTGGTGGCTCAGAAGCCGCAACTGCTCGGAGACGGGGTGAGCTTGCCTGGAACCGGCTAAAGTGGTATGGGACGACCTGGTGGCGAGGCTGGATCCTTACTACCGGGGAGAGGGAGGGTTGGACCTGGATCCGCCGCCGGGTCCCCCTCCCTCAGCCAAGTTTCAGTTCAGATGAACTATGCCGACGAGGATCTCTGTGTCTGTGGACATCCGGCTTCCGATCATCACCGGAGTTGGTTTCGCGGAGGTGCCATGCTGATCGAGGAATGTGAGACCTGGGAGGACGAGTGTGACTGCCCGAGGTTCGTGCCTGCCCCGACTTGCGCCCTCTAAGGATTCCTGCTAACGTACTGCCATGACCACCACCCAGTCCCACAGCGTGACCTACGCTGACGTTGAGGCCCGCATGGCGGATCTCATCCCCGGCTACGAGCGCCGCCTGCCCCAGGTGGCCCTGGCCGAACTCAACGTCCAGGCCCTGAACGACGGCTTCCATCTGCTGGCCGAGGCCGGGTGTGGCACCGGCAAGAGCTTCGCCAACCTGATCCCCTCCATCCTGTGGTCCACCAACGGGCGCAACGCCAACGGCGAGCCCCGCCGGGTGGTCTACGCCACCGCTACAAAAGCGCTTCAGGACCAGATCACCGACAAGGACCTCCCCAACCTGCAGGCCTTCTTCGCAGAGGCCTTCGGCATCAGCTTCAAGTACGCCCTGCTCAAGGGCCGCTCCAACTACCTCTGCGTCGGCCGGGCCATGGCCACCGACCCCTCCGAGGTGGACGGCCTGGGTGAGATCGTGCGCCTGGCCAACGAGCGCCTCGAAGACAAGTCCTTCGGCGGCGAGAAGGGCGACTTCGAGGCCCTGATCGGCCGGGACATCCCCTTCGCCCAGTGGGCCAAGATCCGGGCCGACTCCGACAACTGCTCGGTCCATGGCTGCTCCCAGACCAAGGCCTGCTTCGCCACCCAGGCTCGGGTGCGGGCCGCCGACGCCCACATCATCGTGGTCAACCACGCCGTGCTGTTCGCGGACCTGCTCTTCTTCAACGCCCTGATCGGCAGCTACGACGTGGTCATCTTCGATGAGGCCCACGAAGCCCGCGAGTACGCCCGCTCGGCGCTCGGCAACGAGTTCACCGAGGGCTCCCTGCGGGGCCTGCTGGCCGAGGCCCGCAACCTGGTGGGCCGGGAGTACTCCGAGCATGCCATCACCCTGGGCGAGGCCCAGCGGGACGCTCAGGCCGCTCAGACGGCCCTCTTCGAGAGCTTCGATGACCTGCCCGAGGTCAAGAAGGGCGGCAACGTGGCTCGCCTGGGCCAGGCCGACATCGTCCTGAACCAGGACGGCTGGGCCGACTACATCATGGCCATCCAGGTCTACGCCGGGTGCATGGCCCGCATCGCCCCCGAGCTTGACGCCATGAAGACCAAGGACCTCCTGCCCTACGAGCGCCGCCTGCAGATCCTGAAGAAGCGCTCCGCCAACCTGGCCTCCAAGGTCACCGACCTGGTCCTGGCCGACTTCGATGACCTGGTCCGCTGGGTCGAGGTGGAGGGCAAGGGCCACGATCGCAAGCGCACCGTCAAGTCCTGCCCCATCGATGTCAGCCCTTGGCTGCGCGAGAACCTCTTCGGCAACGTCACCGCCATCCTGACCTCGGCCACCCTGCAGGTGGCGGGCAAGTTCGACTTCGTGGCCAAGCAACTGGGCGTCGATGCCTACCGGGAACTGAACGTAGGCACCCCCTTCGACTTCACCACCCAGGCCATCACCTACGTGCCCAACCTGCCCGACCCCAGCCGCGAGCGGGCCGCCTTCGACAACGCCGCCGTCAACGAGATCCGCTCCCTGGTCACCGCCTCCGACGGTCGGGCGCTGGTGCTGTTCACCTCGGTGAAGTCCATGCGGAGCGCCTACGAGGCCCTGGAGGGCATCCTGCCCTTCACCTGCCTGATCCAGGGCGAGGCCCCCAACAAGGTGCTGGCCGCCCGCTTCGCCGCCGACACCCACTCGGTCCTGTTCGCCACCCGCTCCTTCATGACCGGGGTGGACTTCCAGGGCGAGACGCTCAGCCTGGTCATCGTGGACAAGCTGCCCTTCCCGGTGCCCACCGAGCCCCTCTTCGAGGCCGAGGCCGAGTGGCTGGAGCGCCGGGGCGGCAACGCCTTCAACGGCCTGTCGGTGCCCATGATGTCCCTGGTCCTGTCCCAGGCGGCCGGGCGGCTCATCCGCCACCGCACCGACCGGGGCGTCATCGCCATGCTGGACCCCCGGCTCTGCACCAAGGGCTACGGCAAGCGCATCCTGAAGACCCTCCCCAATGCCCCGCTGGTGCGGGACCTGGGGGCGGTCAAGAGCTTCTTCGAGGAGGTGAAGTGATGCCCGATCGTGAGGCCAGGGCGGCGGTGGAGGCCGCCGCCCTACTCGACTGTGATGTCTCCTGGCTGCCTCGGTTCATCGCCGTTCTGCAGCGGGACTTCCCCCAGCAACTGTGGACGGCCATGGGTACCGCCATCACCGAGAACGCCGTCGAACAGGTCGATGGTCGGGCGGGCTAAGGCCTGGTCCACCAGGGTGGCGCAGCCGGAGCAGAGATCCCAGTGGAGGGACTCCTCGACATAGCCGCTGTCCTGGGTGAAGCGCATGCTGACTCTCACCCAGCCGGGAGGCATCAAGGCCCGCGGCTGG